TGCGCGCTGCGGAGGTTGAAGGCCTGCTCGAAGTCCACGTGAACCTCGACTGAGTGGTGATGGCAGAACAGCGAGCAGAACAGCGCGACCGCGTGAACCAGCTTCTTCATCGTGACCCTCGCTTCGTGCGGCGCAACGGCCGCGGTTTGGGTTGACCGCTCGGCAAAGGATTCGACGGCGACCTGCGCCTGCGCAATCCTTTGCTGAACGTCCGGGCGGGCTTTCGCGCGCCCGGCTCGTTTCAGCTCTTACTTTTCTTCGACGAACGCATCGGCATGATCATCGCCGTCCGCGTTGCAGGTCCGACCGTCCTTTCGTGCAGATGTCGTCCCGTTTGGCAGGCTCCCTCGCCTGCGTTCGTCGTTGTCCGCTCACGTCATGTCACCGTCTTACGGCGCGCCATCCTGCCCGCTGTCGATCAGAGCTTCCTCGGTCACGATTCGTGCGAGCGCCTTGGCTTGCTGGTCACCAGTCTCCCGAATCGACCTGCGCCGGACTGCTGCCTTGCGGCGTTCGATTGCTAGTCCTGCGGATTCGATTCGTGCCTGATGACCCCAGCGAAGTTGCCCTTCGTGCCTTCGACCGCCTTGCGGCGGCTTAGCCTTTGACCTGTTGGGGTGGATGCGGCCTGCGTAGGGTCGCGCTTTGCAGGAGCAAAGCTGGTGGGTTGACCCGAGAGCCGCGAGCGTCGTACGGGACCGGTCTTACCCTGCCGCCCCGTCCGTTATCAGGTCGCCTGCCCGAGAGCACCTTTCAGCTGGCCAGGTCCTGATTCAATTTTCAACGAGCCCGCTTTGGTCTTCCTTCGAACGCCGCCGTGATGACCATCTTAATATAGATGCGGTCTCAAGTGTAAAGGAAAAAAACGTGCGGCTCTAAACTATCGAATTGCAACAGTTTAGAGCCGCTTTGCGAAGTAAAGTCAGTCGGATCGACCTCGCGAAAACAGCCTCGAATTCACGCGGTTCTGGCGGAGCTCACGGAAGGCCGTCTTACAGGGAGCCGGGCAGGCCTGCGGCAGGACTTCCCGCAGGCCCGCTCTTTTACTCCTGCGCCGGCGGTTCCGTCCTGCCAGCGTCGTACTTCCTGTGGAAGTCGGCGATCGCGTCACCGAGCTTCGCGCGCGACGCCTCTGCAGCCGCCAGCTCCGCCTCGAAGGCTTCGGCCTCGCCGACCTTGCCGTGCGCGCGCAGCAGCGCTATCACGGCACGCGACGACGTGCCGATCAGGCCGACGAGCGGAATGAACTGCGCGAGTATCGCGTTCGCATCAGCAAGCGCGCTCTCGACCTTCGTGGGTTCCTTGGGCGGCGTCACTTTCCACCTCCGAGTCCGCGCGCGACTTCGGCCTGCACGGCACCGACTGCGCTCATCACGTTTCCGACCAGTTGCGAGATCTGCGAGAGCGCACCCTGCGGGATCGCTGTGCCGAGAAGTTGACCGACCGTCGCGTTGATCTCGCCGATCAACTTCTGCACGTCGGCGGCACTCTTGACGTGGAGCACATCGCCTGTCGCCGTGGCGTTGTAGGCCTTCAGCGCGGCGAGCAGTGGACCGCTCTTGGCGTAGATAACCTCGGAGTAGCCGGTGAGCGTGCGCGCGACGTCGACCGGCAACACCTTCGCGTCGGTCGCGGCGGTGATGCCCTTCTGCAACTCCGTCGCCGCGTCGAGCACGTTCGACGTGTAGTGCGCGACCTGCGTCTGCGGCGGCGTGTTGCTGCTCGCACACGCGGGCAAGAACATTGCAGCGACGAGCATCGCCGCGACACCGTTGGCTGTGAACTTCCTTCTTCGCATGTCTGCTGCCTCCTCCTTCACTTTGGAACCTGATCCTTCGGCGTCATCACCGAAGGTGCGACCGGAGATCGACTCGCCGTCGCTGCTTCCTGCTCCGTCATCGCCGATGCCGTCGAGAGCGCGACGACGAGCTTCGACCTCATGCCGTACTTCTGCCAGATCGACCAGCCGACGGCGAGCAGGAACAGCGCGAGGCCCGACACGTAGTTCTCGGCCTCGCTCGACTTCCAGATGCCGTGCGCGACGAACCACACGGCACCTGCGCTCAAGAAGTGGCGCAGGATCGCGCCGAGCGCTTCGACGAGTAACGGATTGCCCATCCTCACTCCTCCTTCATCTCGGGTGGGACTTCACCCACTCGCGGAATTCCTTCGCAGACCGGCACGGCGTCGGACCGGCCTGCACCTCCGCGCACAGTTGCGTCTCTTCCGGCGCATCCCACAACACGACGACGGCGGAAGGTTGCAGGCCCGACGCCGACGCGGGGATGATCTTCACGAGCGAACACGACGGACACTTCACAGGAATCTGAGGCGGCTGCTGCAAGGCCGCGGCGAGCACGGCGATGCCGGTAAGCCACAGGACCAAGGCAACGGCAGTGAGGGCGAGGACGAGCACGCGGTTCATCTGATGACACCTTTCGTGCGAAGCGTGACGGTCAGCTCGATCAGCGCGCGCTCATGTGCGCGGTTAGCCTGTTCAGCCGTGTCGAGCTTTGCCGACAGCACCGCAATTTGCTTGCGCTGCTCTTCGATGGCCTGGCTCTGCAAGTCGATCTTCGCCGAGAGCCCGAAGTACAGTGCCGTCATAGAGCCTACGAAGACCAGCACGCTGATCATCGTTCGCAGATCGACGCGAAGGCTCGTCCAGTCGACGACTTCCCGATCGGAAGGATCGTCGTGATCGTCGCTCATCAGTCCTCCAGACTCCGTCATCGCCGCCAGCAGATCCCCATCGTGTCGAGCGGCTGCCACCCCGGCTCTGGAGCAGACATCGTCGTCGGACGTGCACGCACCATGTAGTTCCCGACGATGTAGGTTCGCAGGGTCGCGCCGTTCTCGTCGATGCGACGATACGCACCGTTCGGCGCATCGGCAGGGAAGACCGACAGCCCGTCGGAGAACGACTGCGCACAGGCCACGTCTTCTTCCGTCGGCATCTGGATGTACTCTGCCAGCTTCGAGTGGAAGGTGGCACCGGCGCCGAAGAGCGACGCAATCGCCGCGTAGGCGTAGAAGTCCTGGCGCTTGGCTTCGGGTGACGGAGCGCCAGCTGCGTCTGGACGCTGCGGCTCGTCGGCGACGCCCGGCGCGTTGAAGGCCGACGCGGTCGTGCCGGTGTTGCCGCCGAAGTAGTCCATCAGGTCTTTCGACTTGCGCGGCCACTCGCCGTCGCGCGGCGTATGCACCGTGAAGTAGCTGCCGAACCACCGCGTCGGATCCTCGAAGTCTCCGCTGCAGTAGTTGAAGCCGCTCGCCCGCAGGGCGAGGTGCAGCGCCTGCGTATCAATGGCCTTGTGCGTCGTCGGCTCGTTCCCGCCTTGGAGAAAGAGGTTCGGCAGCAGTAACCTCGCCGAGACGCACGCACCGATCTGTCGCAGCGCTGTCGGGATGCGTGCCGACGCGTCGTCGGTGAGCAGCACGTATTCGACGCCGTAGCCGAGGTCGCCGAACCACTTCACGCAGTCGATCAGGGCATCGTCTGGAACGGTCTCCCACCCTTCGACTTCCCACCCGGGTCCGACGGCGTGGGCGAAGAGGCGGACGACGTTGTAGTTCATGTCGTCGAAGTGCCCGAGCCAATCGGCGAGGCGCGCGAGGTTGCCTCCGCTGAAGATCTCGCCGGCCTTGAAGCCCGTCAAGCCTCTCCAGCGCACGGGCTGACCGTCGGCGTCGCGCCAGATGCGACGGTCAGGCGTCCACGGGAAGTTCGCTGCGCCACGACCGCCCGAGATCCGATACGGTCGAATGAGCGGCACCGTATCGCTGAGGCTCACGACGCCTTCTCCCACACGAGCGGCGCGGCGAGGAAGTGCGCGGGGTTGCCGTGCTCGTCCGAATCGTATTCGACGAACGCGATCACTGTGCCGCTCGGCAGGCGACCGACCTGCGGCGACTCGTACCCGCCGCGTTTGTCGGGCGGACGCGTGTAGTACTGCTTGGTGAGGTCCGCGCTGAACTGCGTCGCATCCATCCCGAGGATCGCGCCGGTCTTCACGTGCGTCAACGTGAAGCGTCCGTCCGGCTGCGACAGCTCCCACTCGGCGTCGCCCGTCGCGTCTTCGGCGTCGACGAGCACGGGATAGCCCTCGAACAATCCCTTGCCTGGCTTCGTCGAATCGAGGCGCACGAACTTCCCGCGTGCGCCTCGCAGTCCTCCACGTTCGGTCTGCATGCTGCCCCCAATTCTATACGGGTAAATCAACGGAAACGGTGACACGATCGGAGCTGACGTGATCTGCACGAGGCACTGCCTCGTCGTCTCGGCACGCCCGGCCGGACCTTCGACGCGCAGCGAGATCTCGTAGCTGCCTGGCACGTGAAAGCGATACGTGAACGACAGCCCCGTATCCGATCCTGCCGCGACCCACGAGATGGTGCCGAGCAACCTGTAGCGCCAGACCAAGCGCGTCACGTCGCCCGAGACGATCGCGTTGGCGTGCACCGGCTGATCGACGTCGGCGCTCGCGTCGTAGGACGCGATCATCGCCGTCGGCGCCACGGGCGGAGCAGGTGCCGAGTCGATCTCCGGTGGACCGGGCACGCCTGCGAGCAGCGAGCGCCAGAGGCCTTCGACTTCGGGGTGGCCGTGCAGGGACAACAGACCTGTGTCGCGGCCAGTGCCGTTGAACGGCGCAAGGCCGACGACGTTGGCGTGCTTGCGCGCGAGCTTCGCCGTCAGACCGACGATCGGTCGCAGGTCTTTCTGGAGGCTGTCGTTCGACGTGAAGGCCTGCGGGATGAGCACGACCGGCAGGTCGAGGATTCGACAGGCCTCGATCGCCGAGTCGGCCGCAGCTTCCAGCTGCGCGAGTGATTCGCCGAGCTTCCAATAGACCTCGACGCCGATCCACTTCGCGCCGACCGGCACGCGCACCGACTGCGCGCGACGAGGCCAGTAGCCCATGACTGAAATCTTGTAGAAGCGCGCGGCCGCGTCAATCGCTCGATCGATGTCGTCCGAGTTGGAATCCGACGGGCGACCTTCGACGAAGATCCCGATGACGCGATCCTGTGCGTCCTGCCACAGGTTCGGTTCGCCGACGGTGATGCGAGAGTTGCCGGGCGTGCGCTGCCACGGCACGTCGGTATACCAACCGCCAGAGGCCTGCGGACTGCCCACGAACCACGACACCCACATCCTGCGCCCGATCGCAGGAATCGATTCGTTCGGTTGCAGGTCGTTCGTTAGCTCGGCCGGATCCGTGCTCGTCGTGAAGACCTGCTCTGGACGCTCTCCCTGACCGGAGGACCAGCCTGAGAGCAGGCGCCCGCTTACGCCTGCCAGATCCGCCTTGAACGCGTCTGGGGCTGAATGGAGGGCCTTCCCCAAGGTCGTATGCCACGGGTGCAGGACGAGCGGCCCGTCCGGCATCACCCAGTATTGGAGGTAGAGCACGCCGTTCAGCTCTGCCGCCCTCGGATCGTTCGCAGGTCCGACCTGAACCGGCTGCGGCAGGCCGACCGCCCTGATCGTGCCGGCACCGTCCAACCAGATCGCACGTCGACCGCCGAGCAGTTGCACGACGCGAGCAGGTTCAGTCGTCAGCGTCCACTCTTCGACGCCGTCGCGCACGACGATCGGCACACCGTCCTGTTGTCGTGGGCAGTAGGCGATCGCACCGTCTGGACCGACGTCGGCGAGCGAGGCGCCAGCGATCGTGAAGTTTGGTCCGTAGACGATCGGCGACGGACGATCGAGGTAGGCGGCGAAGACTCCGCCGTTCGCCCTGAAGTCGTTCGCGCCGCGCGGATCGACGAGCTCATAGGCGCCGGTCGTCTTCACGTACACGGCGAGCGCATCGTGCTGATCGCGGTAGAGCAACCGCTCGGGCGTCAACCAACAGGGACCGACGGACGATCCGCTGCCCTTGGCCACGGCAGACTTGTCGATCGAGATCGTCTCGTCGATCCCTGCTCCGGCGTTGCCGAACACGTTGAATCGCATCGCAGCCTCAGAAGATGGTGACCGTCATGCCTGGCTCGCAGCGCGCGACGCCTGACCTGCCGAGCGCATCGTACGCCGTCACGACGAGCGGCCACGTGCCGTTCACAGTCGGCTTGAACGCGAGGCCTCGCACGTAGCGACCGTCGAAGCCAAGGCCGACCGAGAAGCTCACCTGAATCGGCGGCTCGCCGTCGCCTTCGAGGTCGAGGTCGACGCGCACGATCGGCTGATCGCTCGATGCGTCGAAGCGCACGAGTGCGCCGTTCGGATCGCTGCGGCGCGTGGTCGGATCGAAGTCGAGCACGAGGACCGTTACTGGCTGATTACCACTCGCCCCGGTGCCGCCAGCACAGACGGAGCGGTTCCGAAAGGGTTGCTGATCGTGAAGGCCGACTCCGCTTCCGGTAGGCCCGTGCGCGCGGCACGGTGGGTCTTCAGGCCGCCGACGGCCGTGCCGAGGACGGTCGGAAGCGTTGCCGGCAGGGCTGCGCGGTAACAGTCCTGCGTCCCTGCGACCAACGTAAATGCCGACTTCGCGACGGTCACCGCCGGCAGGATCGGCACGGTCGCCACGGGCGAGGTGAAGTAGGCAAACTGATAGTCAGTGACGCGAGGTTGCCCGTCGGCCTCGTTCACGTTCTGATCGGGAAGCTGCGCGAACAGCGTCGTCGGATTGAGCGACGTAACGGGAGCGGCCGTACACGGATTCGCCTGCGCCGCCGTCGTCGCCACCGACGAGACGGTGAAGGCCACGGCCAAGGCGAACGCCGACGCGGAAGCCACCAACAGGGACGGGCCGATCAACCTGCTCTTCATCTTCTGCTCCTTCAATGTGTGACGTCGATCAACGAGAACGAGAGCGCGCGCGATTCGAGACCTTCTTCCCACTTCTTCCTGTCCGGGTGACCCTTGTCGTCGGTCCAGTCGTCGATCATCTCGAAGCGAGCCGCGCACACCGCTTGATTCAACAGGAAGGCGTATCCGGCCTGCGTGATGATGGCGATGGCACCGCGCGTCGCCACGTCCATCGATCCAGTCACCGGCACGTTGAGCGTGCGCTGCAGCCAGCGAATCGCCAGCGGGGCGCCGGAGTTGTATGCGAAGTCCAACATCTGCAACTGAAGCGGCTCGAAGTCGATCGCGTCGAGTCCGAAGCGATGCAGCGAATCCTGATGCGCCCAGCGTACGACGTCGCGCGCGGCCTCGTGCGTCAGACTCGCCAACGTTGCCACCGTCACAGAAGCAGCGGTGCCGCCCTTCGAGGCAACGTAGGCCTTCAACTCTGGAAGCGTGATGCCGCCGCGCCCAGTCGGCTGATCGATCTTCGGAGGTTCCTCGTAGGTGTCACCTTCGCGCTCGAAGGTCGCCTCGACGAAGTCTTCAAACGACGCTACCTTCATAGGTCAGCTCAGCTCCAGAGAAGCGCGAGAGCGCCAAGCCCGCAGGACCGATCGCCGCGACGACGTAGCTGCCGTCCCACACGGCGGCGAGGCGAGGATCGCGATACGCCCCAGGCAACACGAGGCCAGCGTGATTGGATACGCGAGAGATGATGCCCGTCTCGTGTTCCCCGACGACGCAGCCGTTCGCCCACGCAGGGTTCCGCAGGCCTGGGATCAGCCAGTAGTCTTCCGATGCCAACACTGGCCAGCCGTTGACGATGCGCGAGATCCCGCCGACCTGCTCCGTCGTCGGTCGCAGGTCCACGTACATGCCTGAGGCCAAGTACAAACCTTCGATCGCGCCGGTCGTCGGTTCCTGCCAACCGACGAGGCCTCGCAGGTCCGGCGTCGCACCGAAGCCGACTGGCCGCGCGCCGAAGGCGAACCCGAGACGTCGAGGGTCGGACAGCGTCGGACCTCGAGTGCCTGTGCGCACCTCGCGGAGCATCGCCTGCGCCGGCGTGCCTTCTGCGTATGCCAACCACAATTCGTCGCGCGCGACGAAGATCCTCGGCGCTCCCGCTGCCGAGCGGGAAGCGACTTCTACGGCTGCCGCAGGGAATATCGAATCCCACACGACGACCAGCTCCATGCTCAACGTCAGCACGGCGACGACAGGCACTTCGTCTGGACCGATCGCCACGTCTGCCGCAACCGCGTTGCGGAAGTAGAGGTCGGCTTTCCCGCGACCGCTGCGCGCATCCATGGAAGGTCATCGACGAGGAGGCTGGCCTGCCAACGTCTGCTTGATCCAGACGAGGTCCGTTTGAAGGGCCGTCAGCTCGCGACCGACGGCGGACGATCCGTCGTTGAGTCTCTGCACAATGGCGTCGATCTTCGCGCTGCAGGTTTCTACTTTGGCCTCAGCCGCAGCGGCGCGGGTGTTGGCGACGTCGTTCTCCATGAACGCCCACCCGAGCCCGAGACTGAAGAGCGTCGACTGGGTTGCGATCACCCACACGAAGATCTTCATGTCGACCTTGCGCGTGCGCTGCGTGATTGGGATGACTTCGCTGCTCACTGAGACCCCCTGGGTTCTAGTTTTGCTTGACCTTGCTCTCGATGATGACGAGCTCGCCGAGCTGGATGAGATCCTCGATGCTGAGTTGCGCGCCTCCGCCGAGGTCGCGCAGGTCGAGCGGACGCCACGCGATCGTCACTTCCTGCTCTCGCAGCTGGCCGACTTGCGCAACGAACGCATCGGCGTTGTCCGGCTTCACCTGCCACACCTTCTGCCCACCGTTCGTCCTGCGCTCGGCCGTCGTCGGGTCGCGCGGCTCGCCAAGCTCCTTGATCAGCTTCCCGTGCAGGTCGTTGAACGTCCTGATGTGCTTCCGCGCGAAGTCGATCAGGCGCTTCATGTGATACGCCGTCTTCATCGACGTTTCCGGCGGCAAGTCGGTGAGCTTGATCTGCGCGAGGCGGTCGATCGCATTCTGCGCGTCGCAGAGCGCCCCGAGCGTCGTGCGGATGGTCTGCTGCTCCGGTTCGGTCGCCTGCCCGTCCATGCTGTACTCCTTCTTGGGAAGGCCTAGATCGTAACAGAGAACTGGTTGTATTTGGAGGCTTGACTGTCAGCCCATTCAACTGTCACGACCTGCTCGCCAGCAGGCGCGCCGTCGAGACCGAGCGTGAGCTGGTAGCCGACGTACGGATTAAACTGCGGACCGAACGCGCCTGCGACGTCTGGACGGTGCAGGCCGCTCTGTCGAAGGTCAGTGTGCAACGGCTGCTGCGCTTGACCGATACGCACGAGGCAGCTCCACGGGTGCTGCCCGAGCATGCTCGTATTCATCGCCCACCCTGCGATGAGTAGCTTGCCGTTTTCTACGCGGAACCAATCGACGACGGCTTCGATCATGATGCCTACTCCTTCTGGTTGGTTTCAATGAATAGCTTGAGGATCGAGCAGACGTTCGATCCTCGACAGTCGCTGGTCCAGTTCCTGAATAGCCTTGAGACCCATCTGGTAGAGGTGCGGCCACACCGGCGTCAGCGTGCCGTCGATGTCGGTTGCCAACAGCGGATCGATCTTCTGGAGACCTTGGGCACTCAGCCCGATCGGCACGTAGCGGCCGCCGTCGATCAGTTCATACTCAATGAAGTCCAGCCGACGAAACAGCGTGTCGATCGCCGATGCCGACGATGGCTTGATGTTCCGTTTCAGGCGTTCATCTGAAGCGAAGTCGACGTAGATGGCCAGCGTTCCACCGCCGCCGCCTGAAGTCGACGCGTTGAACTGCACGTACTGTCCCGTCGGCAGGCCGCCGCCGTTGTACTGGTAGGCGAACCCAGACGTCCACAGGTTCGTGTCGCAACACATCACGTAACCACTACCGACGCCTGGGACAGAGTACGTGTAGGACGACGACTGCGAGATGTTGCCTATGAACGTGATCGTGCTGTTGCAAGCGATCTCAATCGTCCCAGTGCCGTTGTTGTCCCGAGCCTCAACGTAAGCCGCCGAGCCACCGCTTGCCTCGATCCTCGTATAGACAATCTTGCTGGCCTGGTTCGTGCTGTTGAACACGAACAACCCGCGCTCTGTGCCGGAGGGCTCAAAGCTGAACAGCCCAGTAAGGTTTGTCCCTGCAAAGGCGGTCGTGAACTTGTAGGCGTAGTCTGCGCTCAGGCTTGAGCCCGGCGTCCCGAGTGTGATGCCACCAGAATTGATCGATACCGTCGCAGCCTGTATGACGACATCAGTCCCGTCCCACGACAGCCTGTTGCCGCTCGTCGTGCCGATCCTGAACTGCGGCGTGCCGGCGTTGTAGGCAATCCAGAATCCTGTGCCGCTCGCAAACGAGGTCGCAACGGACCTGATGTCGCCGCCGGATCCGATCGCGAAGTCTCCGCTGATGGCTCCGCTCGTCGCCGTGATCGCACCGCTCAGCGTTGCGCTCGTCGCGGTCAGGTTGCCGGAACCGTCGAGCGACGTGTTCGCCGCCGACCACGTGATCTTCGATCCGTCGAACTGGAAGAAGTTGCTCGCGTTGCTGTAGAACGAGACCTGCGCCTTCGACGACGAATGCGACCAGCCGATGAAGGCACCGGCATTGGCGCCGTAGGACGACGGAGCAGGTGAACCCAAGGACAGATACGGCGAGCCAGAGTTACGCCGGACGGCGAAGACGTTCGTCGAACCGTCCCACAGCGACATGTCGATGCCGTGCAGCTCGAAGGTCGTGTTCGACGCGCGGAAGTACTGGCCGTTCGACCCTGCGTAGGTGCCGGCGATCATGCCATACTCGGCGTTCGTGCCGGTGAGGCCTCGCAAGTTCCCGAAGCGCGTCCGCACGGTCCTGTTCGCAGCTATGGGCGAAGTCGCCCACGTGACGATCTGCGCGTACGGCGCATTCGTGCCGTTCGTGCCGTTCACCAAGATCGTGCCGGTCGCAGGCGTCGCAGGAGATCCGCTGACGGTGTAGGTGAAGACCGTTGCGCTCGTGACGGTGATGGTGAACGTGCCGTTGTACTGCGTCTCGTTCGCGCCGCTGATGGTGACGCTGTCTCCGGTCTGATACCCATGCGCCGACGACGTCGTCAAGGTCGCCGTCGTGCTGACGCGCGTGATGCTGGCGACGGTCACGGTGCCGTCGATGGCCGACACCTCGTAGTAACCGTTCCCGCTGACGCCGAAGTCGAGCACGACTGAGTCGACGGCGACGACCTGCCCGGCCAGCATCGCACCCGAGTCGGCACCGCTGTTGCGCGTGAAGGTCCACGACTGCTGGCCTTCGTTGCCGCTCGTCCCGTCGGTGTAGCTGGTGAGGACACCGATGCACTCTGAGATCGTCAGGCTGCCTTCGACGCCGCGCGTGAACTTCCTGAGCACGACGGAGTCGCCGGACTGGAAGGCTGCGACGTTGGAGGCACTTGGCAGGTCGCGCACCCACAGCGTCGTCACGCCGTTGAAGATGATCGTGCCGGTTGCAGGAGTCGCCGGCGTGCCGCTCACGGTATACGTGAAGGTCGAGGCTCCCGTCACGACGACGACGAAGGTGCCGTTGTACTCCGTCTGCGTAGCACCGGCGATCGTCACGCTGTAGCCGCTCGACATGCCGTGCGGGATCGCCGTCGTCGCCGTCGCCGTCGACCCAGAGCGCGTGATACCGCTGATCGAGCCGCCCTTCGACGGAGCCGTGAAGGCCTGCGAGACCATCGCCACGGACTTGCCGATAATCTGCCCGCCTGCGAGTGCCTGTTCGAGGTCCGCGATGAACGACTTGGCGTGCATCTCGTCGACGAACAGGTAGCGGAAGTCGGCCTCGCCAGCCGTCGTGATGCGCCACGCCGTCGTCTCTGAAGCGTAGGACGGATTGCCGACGAAGCCGGTGATGCTGACGTTGCCTGCGAACGTGCCGTCGAGAGCCGAGATGCTCGCCGTGGCATTCGACGAGGCAATGAACGTGAACACGTCCGACGCGTGCTGAATCCTTGCGACGCCTGCGAGGTTGCCGATCGCCCAGCCGTTGGTGTCGGTCGAGCGAATCGTACCTGCGGCAACCGTGGCGCCTGTCGACGCCGTGACAGTGAACTTGTTCGTGTTGATGGTGAAGTCGCCGGTGACCCCAAGCGTGCCAGCGACGACCGTGTTCCCGCTGGACGCGACGACGGTGAACTTGTTGGTGTTGACCTTGAAGTCGCCAGTTGCGTCGAGCGTCCCTGCGACGAGGGTGTTGCCGGACGCGGCCGCGACGGTGAACTTGTTGGTGTTGATCGCGAAGTCGCCGAGGACGGCCGTGTTACCGTTCGAGGCGTTGACGGTGAACTTGTTGGTGTTGATCGCGAAGTTACCTGTAGCCGAGAGCGTCCCTGCGGCGACGGTATTCCCCGTCGCTGCGTCGACGGTGAACTTGGTCGCGTTGACCTTGAAGTCGCTCGTCACCGAGAGGATGCCGGTGACGGTGCCAGTCGATCCAGACTCGCTGAAGATTGAGTCGGTCAGGACCGTCGACGATCCCCACTTCGCGAGCTTATTCGCCGTGCCGCTGCCGGTGATGCTGCTGCCGCCCGAGGCCGGCAAGATGGAGAGTGACGACGAGACCGCTCCACCGCCGCCGGACAGACCCTTGAACAAGTCCTGCCACTCGAGGCCGACCTCGGACCCTTCGCGGCACGTCACCTTCACCGTCGCGAGGCCGCTGAGGCCTTCTTCTTCTGGGAATGAGACGCTGACGGTTTCGATCAGGTAGTTCGCCGAGGCGACGTTCCGCGTCGGGATGTTGAGCGCGATGACCTGCGACGGTGCGACTGGCTCCGTGCTCGCGCCGCTGAGCAGGCTCGCTCGACGCGTGACGTCGATCTTCTTCGCGTCGCCTTCGAGCCCGATGCGGACGAGCGCAACGGCCGTGTCGTGCGCGGCGTCAGCAGACACCGCGGCGGCAGATTCATAGATCTTCTTCCGACGCTTGTGCGCCGTCACCTCGGCCGCGTCTTCGTACGTCACGACCGCGACGGTGTAGTTAAAGGTCGCGACGACGGTGTTCCCGAGCGCCGACGACCTGTGCAGGGTGTTCGTCGCGACGTCGAAGGTCCACAGGAGCGGATCGACGAGGTAGACGCCGATCGGATAGTTCACGCCGGCTTCGGTGACGTAGCCTTGCGACACGATCCAGCCGGCCGTGTCGAGCATCGGATCGTAGGTCAGGCCGAAGGCCGAGAGCACGCCGTTACCGGTGTACGAATCCGTCCCTGCGAAGATGCCCTTGACGGCGATGCTGTTGTAGTAGCCGTCTGGCTGTACGTCCGCGACGATGGCGCCGCGGAGCATGTCTGATTCCGTCACGCCGAAGGTTGCGCTCGCTGCGCCGGGCGTGTAGAGCGAGAGCAACTTCGCGGCCGACAGGCGATAGACGCGCCCACTGAGACGCATGATCGTGTCGAGCACCGAGCGTGCCGAGACGTTCCTGAACTGCAAGGCCGGCAGCGTCAAGACCGGCGTGTTGGCGGCGTCGGCCGTGATACCGTAGTCGGGCCCGAGGTAGTTCGAGCACAGGTAGGTAATCAGACTCGCGTCGGTGTAGGCGCCGTCGGCGATCTCGAAGTCGACGATCTCGTCGTCGAGGTAGGCCGAGTAACTCTGTATGTCGACCTTGACTGCGGTGCCCTTCCCTTCGATGAGGTACTGCTCGGAGATGCCCTTGACCTCCCCGCCGAACTTGACGTTGCCGCCGACCTTGACCTCGAATGTCTCGCCGTGTGAAGGAATCCACACGGCGCCTGAGTTTTCGTTGACGAAGACACACGTCGCCGTGCCGGCGCTCTTGATCGACTCATCCCACGCGAGCGACCCAAGAAGGAAGTTGCGCGGCGTCCCTGCGACTTCGACGGTCGTGCTCATCCAGTCGCTCTCGCGTTGCCGACGAACTTCCGCATGCGCTTCGTGACGACCTTCGTCAGCACCTCGCCGTCGAGGTTGATGATGGTCGTCTGATCGCCCGAATCGAGCGTGCCCTGATCGGTCGCGTCGGTGACGGCGCGATTGATGTCGGCCTTGGCCGAGAAGTCGAGCAGCTTGCCGCGCATCGGATCGAAGGCGCCGTACATGCTGTCGATGGAATCCTCAGCCTTGCCCATGTTCGCCGAGGCGATGCGCGCGAAGTGCGACGAGGCCTTCGACGCAACGCCGAGTTCGTGCGTGATCTGCTTGACCCCGCCGGGCGAGTGGCCGACGGCCACGGCGGTGACGCCGTCGTAGACGTCGTCGGTCGCTTCCTTCGCCTTGCGCCGCCAGTCGTCGAAGGCCACGACGTTGTTCTTCAGGCTGCTGCCGACCGTGTCGACGGCCTGCGGGATCTGCTTCGTGAAGATGTCGATCAACTCCTGCAGCTTCGAGACGACGTCGTCGAGGCCGGCCTTGATCGGCGCACCGAACGTCATCCCGTTCATGTCGGTGATCTTGTTGCCGTTCTCGTCGAGCAGGTCTCCGCTTGCGATCAGGTCGGCGATCCACGGCTTCATGTTCTCGGGGATCTCCGTGCCGAACTTGATCGAATTCTGCGCGACGCCAGAGATCTCCTCCTTGAGGCCGTTGAGCAACTGGCCGTAGTTCCCGCCCTGCTCGATCGCTTCGTCGAAGAAGTTGATGATGCCCTTCGCCGACTTGTTGAGCCCCTCCTGCTTGAACTTCGGGCCGAGCGCATCGAGCGACACGCCGAAGGATTCCGCTTCGGACTTCAAGCGGTTGAAGGCGTCGTCGCCGAACGCGCCGAAGCCTCTCAGCGCCGTGGCGTTCGCCTCGGTCAGCAGGCCGGCCTTTTCGAGTGGGTCGATGTAGGCCTGGATGTTCGCCGGCAGCTGCTTCCAGACGGCGCTCGTCTGAATGAGACCCTGCAGCTGCGTGTTGCTCGTGGTGATGACTTCCTTCTGCTTCTGGTTATAGCGGTCCAGGGCAGCCGTGATGTCATCCCACGCCTTCTTCGCTGCGTCCGCAGAACGGGCACGCTGCGTGAAGTTGATCCAGAGTTGGTTTCCTTCTTCGCCGAGGTCGTTCAACTTCTTTCGGACCTCGTCGAAGCCGCCCATGCCGGCCGCCAGATCCTTCGCCGTCTTGTGCCCGACGTTCTCGCCGAACATGCCGAAGATCTTCCCTACGAGCGGACCGAGCATCGAGCCGAGCGCAGCACCAATACCTGGCAGGGCGAAGCCGAGCGCTTTGCTGAAGGTGCTCCCGAAGATGCCGCTCAGCGCACCCGTACCGCTCTGCAACGACTTGGCGAACCCTGCGAACAGTCCGCCTTCCTCGAACAGACCCTTCCCGATCCCGCCGCCGATTTCAGCCGTCAATGCCTTCGCAAAGCCTGCGAGGCCACCGCCGCCGGTGAGTGCCTGCTCCAACAGCTGCGGAATCGATTCGATCCAACTGACGAACCTCTGCGTCCAGATACCCTGCACCGCGAGGTTCGCGTCGACCATGCGCTTCCACGCGATCTGCAAGGCTCCTGCCGTGAAGAGGCCTGACGCCTTCATCTGTTCGTAGTCGCGCGTCGCGTCGGCGGCTTCCTTCTGCATCACGACGGCAGTCTGAATGCCTGCCTCGCGCATGCGCTCGACGATGGTGTCGTACGTGCCGAGCGCCTTCTCCTTCTGATGGTCGTAGAACGCATTGATCTTCGCTGCCGCTGCGTCGTACAGCGCGCCTTCCTTTCCGAACCGTCCTGCCGCGGCATCGAGCGCCGCCTGACGTTCCTTCTCGATGTTCCGAAGGTTGATCTCGGTCGCGCTGCGCGAGAGGTCGCCCAGACGATCCGAGTAGTCCTTCATCATCTTGAACTGCGTCATCTGCTGATCGGCGCGCGCGTGCGCTTCTGCTTCAGCAGCCTGCTCGACGGCCTTCGTCTGCTTGGCCAACGCTTCGCGCGTGGCTTTCTCCATCTCCTTGTGCAGGTTGATCCAGTCCTGCGCAGCTTTCTCTCCGCGCTCGAGCCCGCCGATGTAGTCCGAGACGGCCGCCGATGACACGCCGAAGTGGACGGCGATGTCTTCCGCGCTGACGCCGAGGCGATGCCAGTACTCGATCTGCGCCTGCAAGTATCCGCTGAGGTTCCCGACGTCGCTCGAAGCACCAGTCATGTGCTCCTGCGCCTTCTTCAGTGCCTCGGCGTGTTGCTCCGTCTGACTCTTCGTCTTCTCGAAGGACTTACCCAACTCCTGGATGGACAGCGATGCTTCCTGCCCGACGACATGTTGCTCCGTCAGAGACTTGCTGATCTGCTCAGTCGTCTGACCAGCTTTCAGTGCCTTGTTGACGTAGTCAGCGACGCTCTTTGAGAGCTTGTACGTCGAGTTTTCCTGCAACTCGGCGGTGAGCTTGGCGAGCTTCTGTTCGTCGGTGAGTCTGCCAGTCGATTCGGATGCGGCCGACGCATGCGTAGCCACAGGCTTCATCGACTTGGCGAGGTCGTCCATCGCCGCGGCTGCGCGCTGAGCAGGCGACTCGATGAGACCGAGCTTCGTCGCCAAGGCTTCGAGGACGGTCAGCGCCGCAACCGTTTCCGAAACGTGGAAGACCTCGTCGAACACTCCGGCCGCTAGGTGCGCCGCGGCCGGGAGGCCCTTCATGATGATCGTCGAATTCTCGAGCATCTTCACGAGCTTGAGGAAGTCTGGCAGCAGGTCGCGACCGATCGTCGTGCCGAGGCCTTCGAATTCAGCCTTCAGCGAATTCATCGCGATCTCGAAGTCCTGCGCCTGCTTGACTTCTTCTTCGCCCCAGACCATGCCGAGCGAGCGCGTCTTCTTCATCAGCTCGTCGATCGGCTCGAGCAGGAAGGGCAACATGTCCTTGCCCTGCCGCGACAGGAGCTTGAAGGCGATCACGCCCTTGTCGGCGTCTTCAGGCAGTGCCCTGAACGCGTTCGAGATCGAGACGAGCTGTTCGTCCGGCTTGAGGTCGGCGAACGACTTCCAGTTGAGACCGAAATCCTTGAGTGCTTTCTGTACGTCCTCCGATCCTTCGCTCACGCGGATGTTCAACTTGAACATCGCGTCGCCGACGGCGCCCATGTCTTTTCCGAGCGCCTTCCCTGCGAAGGCCAGCTCGCTCGCTTTCTCGGCGCTGACGCCAGCCTTCTTTGAGAAGTGTTCGAGTTGCTCGCCGACGCTTGCCGCCGATTCAACGAAGCTGAAGAACTTCTCAGCGACGGCGAATTCAGCCACGGCAACGGCTGCAAAGGCTGCGACGGTCAGGCCGAGAGCGCCTGGAACAGCGTCGGCGAACCACGACACCAACTGCTTCGCTGCACCGATCGGGCTCTCGGCCGCCTCCTTGAACTGTTCAAGGTGCTCCTTGGCGGCGTCGCTGCTGTGATTCAGCTCCTTGAGGCCTTCGTTGAAGGTCTTACTGAAGAACTGCGCGGCTGTCGTCGGCTGCTCCAACGACTTGCCGGTCTTCTTGACTGACTCGTCGAGCTGACCCATCGTCCGCACGGAGTCGAGCACGGACTTGTTGACCTTGTCGAGGACTTGGGTATAGATGTCCTCGAGGGTTACTTTGCCGGTCAGCGTTTGAATTTCGACGGCCATCGGATCCTATTTACCATCGAAGAAGGCGCGCATCTGCGCCTTCATCACGCGCCAGTCCTTCTGCTGCTTCTTCGGCTCGTCGAACTTGAGCATGAAGTCTGAAATGCTGAAGGCTTTTTGCTTCCGACCTCTCAACATGTTCGCGACCGTCGATGCGATTATCGCTGCTCTCACGTCGTCGCGGAATTCTCCGAACGGTTCAAGCTCTGCGTACGCCAGCCACTCACTCAAGAGCCAGGCCGGCATGCCTCGGAGCATGGCGAACGGGTTCGCCTGCCCGAGGTGTGCGGCAAGGCGGAACGCGAACAGGCGCGTCGGGTTCCGCCTCAGTCTTTTTTTGCTTCGCTGTCGTCGCCTTTCGGTGCAGCGATCATCTCGTTGTGGATCATGATCGCTTCGGACAGACGCGCGATGGTCCGCGCGTCCTTCTTCCCGAGCTTGGCGAGGATCTCCGGCTTCACCTCGCCCTGCTCGTCGAGGCCGACGCGCACGTCTTCCGCGTCGACGAGACTCATCGCGATCATGCGGAGCATGCGCTGACGCTTCTCCGGACCTTCGAGCGAGACGAAGTCCATCATCGTGTCGGCGTCGAGTGACCCGATGCGAATCTTCTTCCCGCCCGGCAGTGAGACCTCGGCGAACTGGATGTCGTGTTCCTCGAGGAACGCGTCCGGCGCAACCAGCACGCCTTCGGTCTGTTTTCCATGCGTTGCCATCTGTCTCTCCTACTCCTGCTCTGGCACCAATTTACGGCACGTAGATCGAACCGCCCGTCGGACGGATCGTGATGTCGGCTGCGAGCTCGCCGTCGACCGGCGCGCCGATCGCGAGGTTCGTCAGGAACCCCGAGAACAGCTCCGACGAGCTGTCCGGATACGTCACCTTGTACGTGTCCTTCGAGCCGTTGGCGTACGCCGACTGCAAGCCCGACGACGGGCCGTGCGTCACGTCTCCGCTGACGAGCCAGTTGACCTTGAATGTCATCTCGCCCTTCCGGCGGATGCCGACGACGTAGCTGTCGTCGCTGTCGTTCTGAGTCGTCACCTCGAACGTGTTTCTCTGCCGAGGCGGCGGCGTGATGTCGCGCACTTCACCGATCGTCGTCCCGTTGCGGGAGATCAGCGTTCCGTGCGCCGAGATGGCGTTGCTCATGATCTCGACTCCTGTATCAGGTCTTCATGGTTGAGGCTCCTTTCCTGCTGCTGCTTCTACTGCTCCGCCGCTCTATCCGATCACGTCACGCGCTGATGGTGGCGTTCCTCACGCCAACCAGCCGATCGTAGGCCCGACGCGCCAACGACATGCACGACGAGTAAGACTTCCCCTTCGCGATGATCTCCAGCGTCGGTCGCTGATACGCTGGCGTGCTCACCGAGTTGTGCGTCCGCAACGGGTTAACGCCGGGCGACTCCAGAATCAACAGGAACGCCGTCGTCCCGTCAGGTTGATCTCCAGCCGACCCGACGAGGATCGAGCGCGCTGCGATGATCTGCCCCGCGATCAGGTAAGCACGCACCTCGTCTGCATACGTGTCTGAGCCTGGGCGCTTGACCGCGTCGAGGTTGAAGCCGACACGCGCGAGCCCTGCATTGTCCGGGCCCATGTCGTACGGCTCCTGCCTCGGCGTCAGCTCGCGGTAGTAGCTCACGTGCGCATCGCCCTTCGCAGGTCGATGCGCTTGGCGATGCGCGACGACATGTACGGCGCGCTTTCGTTCAGCGTCTGCTCGAGGAACTTCGCTTGACCGATCGGATGGATGGCTTCGAGATCCTCGTGGACGTAGATCGCATACGGAGCCGACACGCCTCCGACGGCGATGGTCACGGACAGATCGTTCCCTCTCTGGACGGGCGGCAGCACCATGTGCGACGCACGAAGTGCGCCGGTCAACCTCGGCGTCTTTCGGATGGACTCCGTGCGTTCGATCTGCATCTCGGCGAAGAGCGCCGACATGACCTCGCGCGGGAAGTTCTGCTTCAGCGCGCGAGTCTGCTGGAGCAGCTTCGTGTGTCCGTCCGTCTTCACGCCAGTTGCCATCACTGCTCCTGCAGCACGCCTGCGCCTGGGCGAGCATGCTCCATCGGGAAGCTCGCGTGCACGCGATCGAACACGTCCGCATAGGCCTGCCCGATGGCCGACCAGCGGAACTGCGGCTGCCGCACGAGGTCGAGGCCGCGCTGTCGGCAGCGGGCCCAGAGCTGTCCGTGCTTCGACTCGTAGATCGAATCGAGCCACTCCAGCGTCTGCATCCTGTCGGGAATCCCGCCGATCGCGTTGACCTTGTTCGGCGTACAGGCGAAGGTCGTGCACTGCACCAGCATCGCTGCGTCGTGCGCCCACTCACCGAGCGCCGCCCACTCTGGAACGATCTGCGGAATGCCGCAGGCCATCCCTTCCATCACCGGCAGATCCCACCCTTCGTTCTGCGACTGCGTCATCTGAACGTCGAAGGCGTTGTACGTGCGAACTATGTGCTCTTCGGAGTCGCCGCGCATGATCTCCGGATTGGACCAGATCAGGCGACCGCCGAGACCGAAGTACGACATCAGCTGCGGCACGTCGAAGGCTTCAGCGCTGAGACCAGTCGGCATGTCTTCCCTGCCGATCGGATTAGCGTGGACGTACAGGTAGGCATCTTCGACGCTGCGCGACTTCACCCACTCGGCGAAGTACATCACCGTCAGGTCGAGGCGCTTGCGCGGCTGGTTCCTACATACCGTGCCGACGATGAAGGCTGGCATCAACTTAGGCGACAGACCAAGTTGCTCGCGGGCGAGCTGACGCGGGCGAGGCTGATACGTCTCGAGGTCAACGCCAAGCGGAATCACGCTGGCTGGTCCGCGATAGCCACCCTGCGCCGCTTCGTCGGCTCCGAAGCCGGTCCAGAAGATCGCATGCTTCACGCCGTTGAGGTCTCGCCCACGGCAGTTCTTCCCGTCGACGGCGACAGCAGCAACGACGGGGATCTTCCCGACGTGCTCCATGTAGCGCGGGAAGTTCCACGGGTCGTTCTGGATCACGATCAGGTCCGGCTCGAGCTTGTAGATCAACTCACGCATGCGGCCGATGCCCCAGAAGTCACCGCCCGGATAGCACGGCCAGACGCGATACGGGTAGTCGTGCGGTTCGCCCTGCGCGTTGAGGCCGAGCACGCAGACATCCCACGAGTGCCGCACGACGTCAAGCACGCCGTGCGTGATGCGCGCGAAGCCAGTCGAGCAGCACGCGTCGCCGATCCAGAGCAGCCTACGCATGGTCGGCTCCTCCGTTCAGGCTACCGCGCAGCCGCGAGACGAACGCATCCTGCTCCTTGGCATCGCGTTCGGTCTCGACGACAGTCAGCGCAACCGACGCATCGACAGTCGGTCCTGCCGCAAGCTCTTTGAGCGCATCGATGATCTTCGGAATGTCGCCGGCCTCGACGTTGATCTTGCACTGAAGCTGGAGCACGCCGTCAACTGGAATCAGCAGTTCGACGTCGCCACAGTTCTTCGGCAAGATGCCGCGCGTAGACAGTGCCTGTCCCAACGCATGGCTTGAAAAGTAGTCAGGCATTTCGATGGACTCCTTCTACTGCTGCTCAGACAACACTCTGTCCCAAAACCCTGTCGCAACCGTCTTCCAATCGAACCTGCGGCGGACCTCCTCTCGCTGCGCGTCGGTCACCGGCTTCGGGTGATGGCGCAGGATCTCCGTGAGCGAATCGACCAACTCGTAGCCGTGCGCTTCCGGCACGAAGGTGGCAAGGCCTTCATACCACTGCGTCATGTCGGGACGGTCGAAGACGATCGGGCGAGCGCCGCAGGCCAGTGCTTCGATGGCCGGCATCTCAAAGCCTTCCACGTGCCGCAAGGCTGAGACCCACTCGCACCGCTCGTAGTAGTGCGCTAGGTCCACGTCGCTGACGCCGAGCACGTTCTTCCAGCGCGGTGGCTTGACGCGCATGCCGACGACAGCTTCTGGACCGAGGTGCAGGACCGAGATCCCCACGGTGTCTGCCGCCATCGCCACTTCTTCGATGGCCTCAGCGGACGGCCCCGAGACGAAGCCAGACGACATCACGCCGATGTCTCGCTTCACCGGCAGGAACACGTTCGGTCGAGAGTCTACGAAGGCCGTGCTTAAACCGAGCGGCGAGTGGTAGAACGCGAAGCCGTTCGTGCGCGAGGCTTCGCTCTCCCGCAGGATCTCCGGCAGGTCGAAGTAGCTCCACACGAGCGCCGCGTTGTCCCAGATGGGCAGCCAGAAGTGCTCGTCGATCTTCTGGTCGCTCGTCGTTCGCAGGCAGTACTGAATCCAGACGTACGCCTGACCCGGAACGATCTGCTGCGCAAATTCGTGACTGATCGCGTGAATGACGCGCAGGTCGGCCTCCGCAGGGTCGGTGACGAACCGCACGTGGCTCGGCGCATGCGAGGCCAGGCCGTTGACCACGCGCACCATCGCCCTGCTGTGCAGACCGACTGGGTTGGCGAAGACCTTCAGCATTCAGATACCATGCTGGATTCCGAGGTCGAGCCGCGCACAGACGCGATAGCCAGCCGCGCGCGCAGAGTTGCACCACTCGACGAGGACTCCACCGACAGGAATCCTCACCTCGCGCGCGACCTGCGCCGACATCACGAGGCAACTACCGGCAGAATCCACGTCGACGAGTTGCTCGCCGTTCAGGTCCGCGTGATACGGATAGAACGGGCTGAAGCGCACGCCGTTCTTCCTGAAGGCGTAGATGTCGTAGAAGTGAGGGCCAGCAAAGACGAGCGGCGCAACTACGTCGCAGGCTCCGCAGATCACCGACAGCATGAGCGAGTGGATCGTCGCAGCGTCCCACATGAGGTCGCTCTCGACGTAGACGAGCACGTCGTCGCTCTCGCGCACACTGTTGAAGATGGCGTTGCCGACGCCGGTCAGCTGCGCCATGCGCGCAGGGTCTTCCGTCGACCCGTAGACGGGTCCGCCGTGTTCGTGAATGACCACGTCGACGTCGAGGTCGCGAGGCTGCTGCAGGCGAGCACGCGTGCCGTCGGTCGAATCACCTTCGATGGCCGCGACGCGCACGTCGAAGGCGTGCTCCTTCCCGTAGCGCGCGAAGGCCGCGACCTGCTCGAAGTAGCGGTCGACGCGACCTTCGCTGTTCCTGAACGCCGATCCGACGACGACCTTCACGCGTCCCTCCACGTGCCACGTTCGAGAAAGCCATGCCACTCACGCAGTGGACTGCGGCACCTGATCGACGGGCTAACCGAGATGGTGCCGTCGTCGTGGACTTCGACGGTGTGGTTTGCCAGCGAGGCCAGCATGCCGTTCGGCGTGATCGCATACCACGTCGTCCCGTGTAGCCAGTACGATCCCGCCGCAGGAATCTCAGCAGGCTGGCCGTCGGCAAGGCGCAGGCCGGTCACGTGAATTCTCCGTTCCGCAGGAACCCGTGATAGTCACCTGCCTGAATGGACCCTGCGCCGGCGGCACACGTCACGCCGTCCTTGTCAACTGTGATGAGCGGAGGCACCCCGTGACGCACCCAACACTTGTGCGTCATGTCTTCCGGCATCGTACAGTTGCTGCAGCGTCCGTCGATCGACCACTCCTGTCCGTTCGGACAGACGACCGTCAGCGCGAGGCCGTCAGGCCCGCAGTAGTGCGGATAGCGCGCCAGCCACTCGGCGTTCCACATCGCCCCAGGCACCTTCACCCACTCGCGGTGCGTGCGGACCTCGCCGTTGTCGACGCGACGATAGAGGTGGACCGAGAAGATCTGTCCGCCCTTCTCTGGAAACGCGAAGCCGCAGGCGCAGTGCGTCGGAAACGCATACTCAGGAGGCACGTCTTCCAGACGCTGCGGACCGTCGTGCTTGTAGACCCAATCGCCGGGCGAACCGGTAGGGTCTTTTCGCTCGTCGACGTCGAACAGCGGCGCCTCGGCGTTGTGATAGCCGTGCTGTCCCGGCATGTTCGGACACGGGCCGTCGGCATAGCGGCGCAGGGTCAGGCGCGCACGCCCGATCGGTTCGATCATGAAGCAGCGCACGCTCACAGGACGACTCCGATCTTGCGCGCAGGAATCCCGCCCCAGATCTCGCCGTCCGGCACGTCCTTCGTTACGACGGCACCTGCGGCGACGACCGCATTCTCGCCGACGGTTACGCCCGGCAGGACAACAGCATTGACGAACAACGTGGCGTTCTTCTTGACGTGGACGAAGGACCGCGAGAACTGTGCGTCCGGCACGATAGCCGAGCAGCCATGCCCGAGGCCGTGCGTATTGCTGCCGCTCAGCACCTTCGATCCAGAGCCGAACGACGATCCGTCTTCGAGCAGCGTCAGGCCACCGCCGATGCCAAGGTGGCAGAACGACGCGACGTGCACGTGCTCGCCGATGAACAGGCCTTCGCCGCCTTCGAGCTTCACGAAGCTGTCGACGCGGGCAGTGCGGGCGATGCGAATCGCCTGAGCGCGCAGGACGATGACTGGGTCGTAGATCTCCGGCACCTGCTCGATCTGGAACGCCCCGTCGGCGGCAGGTATCAGCTTCACCGTCTGATAGACCTCAGACCACGTCGGGTGCGCCTGCGCTTCCATCCAGACGGCCGCGCGCAGGCAGGTCGCTTCGTCATTGAATGGACCTGCGAGCGGCACCTCGTGGATCTGGCCGCGGAAGCCGCCGTACAGATACCAGCCGGGCGTCTTCTCGCCTGCGCCGAAGAAGCACTTCGCGTTGAAGCCTCTGACGGTCGCTTCAGCGCCGACGTAGCTCACGCTGCCCTCCTGATGATCTCGAGCAGGCTGTCGCAGACGTAGTCGACCTCGGCATACGTCAGACCTCCGTGCGTCGGCAGGCACAGCGCACTCGCGGAGATCGCCTGCGCGTGAGGCAGCTGTTCGCCAGTTGCGTAGGGCGGCATCGTGTGCAGGCAGGCGAAGGCCGGCCGCGTCTCTACGCCTCGACCTGCGAGCTTCTCGATCGTGCTGTCACGATTGACGTACGGCGGCAGCTGCACGACGAACATCCACGGCGCCTGAATGTCGGTGACGTGCTCCGTGCGCGGCCACGACACGGATTCGTCACGCAGGCGAAAGCGGTAGTGGTCGAAGATCCCGAGGCGCGCGGAAAGGTGGATGCCGGCCTTTTCGATCTGTCCGAGCGCAACGGCCGCTTGCAGGTTCGTCATGCGGTAGTTGAAGCCGACGTCGACGTGCCAGTACAGCCGATCGGGACTTTGCGCCTGCCCGCGCAGCAGGCGAGCCTTCGCGGCGACCTGCTCGTCGTTCGTCACGACGATGCCGCCTTCGCCGCAGGTCAGAATCTTGTTCGCGTAGAACGAGAACGACCCGGCTGCCCCCATCATGCCGACGTGCGTCACGCCGTCGAACAGCGCGCCGAAGGCTTCGGCCGCATCTTCTACGACGAGGCCAGGCGATCGCGAGACAGACGTCGCAGGAATGCCGTAGAGGTGCACCGGCAGGATGGCGTCGACGTGGTCGTGTCGGCGGTAGTCCAGCCTCATCTGCCACGTCTCGGGATCGACGTCGCAGAAGACTGGCACAGCCTCACAGTAGCGGACGGCGTTCGCCGTCGCCACGTAGGTCAGCGTCGGCATGGCGACGCGCATGCCGCGCTCGACTCCTGCAGCACGCAGGGCGAGGTGCAGGGCGGCCGTGCCGTTACAGCAGGCGATGGCGTAGCGCGCGCCGACGTACTTCGCAAAGGCGTGCTCGAAGCGTTCGACATAGGCTCCGCGCCACGTCAGCTCGCCCTTGTCCATCGCATCGAGGACGTATCGGCGTTCATTGCCGATCAGGTAGGGCTCAGCGAGTGCCACGCGGATCATGCCGTCCAGATCTCTCGGTAATAGGGATTCCCAGATCCTTTGTCGACGAACCCTGCCAGCGCGATGAGCTCAGGCTTCGTGCCGTCCGGCAAGGTGATCTCGTCCTTCAACGTGACGTCGACGGGTTCGAGGAACAGCACGTACATCCTGCTGACGACCTCGCGCCCGTCGGCTGCGCGAACCTTCTCCTGCTTCGCGTCGACGATGGCCTGCCGCAGGACGACCGGATAGAAGTCCCGCTCGCCGGTGTGCAGCTGGCCCTTGTAGCGGCGATGCTTGACGGTCGCTTGCAGGTCGGCCGTCAGATCCTTCGCCAGCGCGATGCCGCCACGAATGAGGTCATCGAGCGCCATGCTATCCGCACGGCTTCGACGGACCGACCACGTCGAAGAGATACGAGGTGATGCCGGAGCACTGCCGCACCCACGAGCGAGGCAGGAGCGCACGCACGCCCGGCGCGATGGATTGGATCGTGATCTCGTCCTTGAAGCCGAGCTCGACTGAGCCGGCCTTCAGGCGCGTGATGCCCTGCGCTCCCGCGGCACTCTCGAGCGTGCGGTCGGCCTTCAGGAGCGCCAGCGCCTGCTCGAATTCAGCCCACTTCAACTGGTTCGGAATGACGGTGCTCGCGATAGCGCGCCCGTTCGAATCCGTCATGCCGGTGCGCGGCCATGCCAAGGCCTGCGTGGCGGACGACACCGTGCCGGTCCACGGCCCGAGCGTCGACGGCAGGTCCGGACACGGATCAAAGCCGTCGATCAAACGCGTCGCCCACACGAGCGCTGCCTTCTGGTCTTCGGTTGCCGCCGATTCCCACGCTTCGTCGTGCAGGCGGACCTCGAAGTACGACGCGGCTTCGTCGAGAGTCGCGTACGAGTTCGCGTCGGCGGCGCCGGGCGTGGCGACGATGGTGATGCTCATGACAGTGAGGCCGGCGTCGTTGCGCGCTGCAGGAGCGCGTCGCCGCGTGAGATAACCTGCTCAGCGCCGTCGGTCATGCGCTTCAGCGCGTGGCGCCAGTTCCCTGCGGTGACGGCGTCGGTGTCCGTGTCGGCAACTGAGACGCGCACGCGCTGCGTGTTCGAGGCACGCGACGAGTTGTAGGTGCCTTCGATCGTGATGCCGCTCGTCGTCGTCTTCTGCACGAGCGGCGGATCCGGCGAGTCGTCCTTCTTCCGCACCGTCCACGCGAGCGTCCAGGTGCTGACGTTGACGACGCCCTTCGCAGGATTCGGGATCGTCTGTTCTTCGTCGAGCCACGGATCGATACCGTCGTCGGCGAGGATCTCGAAGACGAAGTCCTTGTCGTCGCCGACGAACCATCCGTGATCTTCGGTGATGTCGAAGGTGATGGCCATCAGAAGTCGCCTTCGCCTTCCGTGTCGTCGACGCGAGCAGAGCCGAGCAGGCCTGCCGAGGGCGCATAGACGACGGCGACCTGCACGGCCTGTCGCCACGTCGCGGCGAGCACGGAGTCGCCTTGGACCTGCGCGACGCAGGCCAACGCGGGCGAGAAGACGGCGATGAGGTGCGTCTCTGACGCCGTGCCTGAGATGACGCCGTTCCACGAGACAGAACCGAAGCCCGTCGCCGAGAAAACCGCAGAGCGAGTCGAGCGGCCTACGAAGGTCGCCGATCCAACGCCGGCTGCCGTCAGACTTCCCGCTCGCGTCGTGCGCCCGACGAATGTCGCCGTTGCTGCGCCAGATGTCGACAAGGCACCAGCGCGAGTCGAACGACCGACGAAGCTCGCCGCGCTGAGACCTACCGACGAGAGCGCGCCGGCCTTGATGCTCGCACCGGTCCACGATGCCGAGCCGACTCCTGCGGACGAGAAGACCGCAGAGCGAGTGGCGTTCGTCGAGAACGACAGCGCGCTCGTGCCTGCGGCCGACAACACGCCGGCCGACGTCGAGCGACCGACGAAGGTCGCCGATCCTGCGCCTGCGGCCGTCAAGGCACCTGCGGCCGTCGCCCGTCCGACGAAGGGTGCTGAAGATGCGCCTGCACTCGACAGCACTCCGGCCGTCGTCGACCTGCCGACGAAGGTCGCGCTCGAGATCCCCGCGGCCGAGAGCGCGGCAGCCGTCCGAGGCGCGCCGACGAATGTCGCAGTGCTGGCAGCACTCGCCGACATCGAGGCCGAGAAGGTGGATCGCCCGACGAAGCTCGCCGAGGACAGACCTGCGCTCGACAGGGCGGCTGCTTTGCTCGCCCTGCCGTCGAAGGCGACCGAGGATGCACCGGCGCACGACAGCACTGCGGCCGCCGTCGAACTACCGACGAAGCTCGCCGCGCTGACTCCTGCCGCCAGCAAGCGGCCTTCCGGCTTCGAGACGAAGAGGACGGTTGCTGCGCCAGTGCACGACAACGCCGCGGCAGACCGACTCGCGCCGGTCCACGACGCGGTGCCGGTGCCGGCTGCGGCCAGGATGGCTACTGCGCTGGACCTCCCGGCCCAGGACGCTGTCGCCGCCCCTGAGGCGGCTAACGCCCCGGCCGCGGTGGACCGGCCTACCAGAGCAGCCGTAGACAGGCCTGCCGAGGACAGGGCGGCCGAGGCCGTAGACCTGCCGGTGAAGGTTGCCGTGCCAACTCCTGCAGCTGCCAAGGCGCCTGCAGCCGTAGATCGTCCGACGTACGACGCCGTTCCTGCTCCTGCGGCCGACAGGGCGGCCGACTTGACGGCTCGTCCTACTAAGGTCGCAGACCCGATGCCAGCGCTGACCAGTGCCCCGGAGGCTGTCGAGCGGCCCGTCCAGGCTACTGAGGCACCCCCCGCAGATGACAGCGCTCCTGCAGCCGTAGAGCGGCCCACGAAGGTCGCCGCGCCGACGCCTGCCGACGCGAGACTGCCAGCAGCGGTGGACCGACCCACGAAGGTCACGGCTCCGACTCCTGCCGACGCGAGCGCGCCGGCTGCGCGAGGCGCCCCGACGTACGTCGCCGTACCGACTCCTGCGCTAGACAGGCTCGCCGCGCGCGTGCTCCGCCCGACGAAGGTTGCGGCAGCCGTGCCGGCACTCGACAACGCGCCCGCGCGCGTCGAGCGGCCGACGAAGGACGCCGACGAGGCACTCGCACACGTCAAGGCGGCTGCGACGATGACCGGTCCTGCGGCGTAGTAGTACGGAATGCGGAGCCCGAGCTTCATGCGTCGCTATCCTCGATGCTTGTCGAGCACGGCCTTGCGCGCGGCCATCTGCGCCTCGCGATACTTCGCGGCTTCTGCGTCGATCGGAACGCCTTCGTCGAGCAGGCGTTGCACCGCGGCAACCATCGCTTCCTGGATCTCTTTCCCGAGACCGGCTTCGGACCCCATCGCGCCGTGCGAGGCCATCGCGCCGACGGCACTCACGATGCGCGGCTTGTTCCCAGCCGTCTTCGTATGCAGCGTGCTCTGGACGCGGCAGTCGTCGCAGCACTCGGCGCCGCGAGGCTTCTGGCAGCGCGGGCACACGGCCTGCACGGTGCCAGTCGAGCGGTCGATGTCCCAGCGGTCGCCGACTTCTTCGTACGGCGTCGCCTTGACAAGGTCCGCGGCGTCGACTTCCATCACGTCCTCGGATGAGATCTTCTGCTGCTCGGTCATGGCGTCAGTCCTCCGTGATCGCACTCGCCGTCGTCAGGCGAGGCGTCACGCCGTTCGCGACGGCGATGTTCGGCGTCACGGTGCCGCTGTACATGATCTTGCCGGTGCCGGTGTGCGCTGTGCCGACCGATCCGTGCGTCTCGGTTTCCGATCCGCCGGTCGCCGCAGGGAAGTCGATGTTCGCGACGGGCGACACGCTGCCGGACGAGACCGACCAGCCGCCCGAGGTCCGCGCCACGGCGACGCGCGCGTAGCTGGTGTAGGCCGCTTCGCTCGTCGTCTGGTTCCCGGCCTCACCTGGGTCGGCGGTGTGCAGCGCGACTTCGATGTTCGTGATGGGCGAGCTCGCCGCGTTGTCGGCGATGTTCGCGATCGCCGTCGCGTTGAAGTACAGCTTCAACACGTCGTCTTCGAAGGTGTTCCCCTTCGACCGGCGCAGGTCGTAGATCGGCTGCAGCCCGAAGAGCGCGAGCAGGCCGATAGCTCGCTGGCGCTTGCGCTGTCTCGTAATCATCGGCATCATCGACGGCACCTTTCCAAGGCTACAGTGAACGAAAGATCACGGCAGGCACCCGACGCCGAGCAACGATCGGGTGCACGGTGCCGCCGCCGCAGTACCCTTGAAGGCGACCTGCGACACGCAGTACGTCTGACTTGAATTCTGGTTGGCCGACACGGCGTACGAGTTGGTGACGGCGACGATCTGGTAGCCGGCACCGTTTCCGTTCAGGATATTCGTGAACAGCGTCCACGGCGCGTTGGCCGTCGTCGTCGTCGCGCCGGTCGTCCAGTTCGCCACGATGATGTCGGCGGCGTTCGTCGTGTTCATCGACGTGCCGGTGACCGTCGTCGAGGCCGTTGCGTTGTTCTTCACCGACTGGATGTCGACGGGACTCGCCGTCGCGGCACCCGACACTTCCATCACCCAGATGCCGTGCGAACTACTCGACGCGCTGAGCGTCGCCGTGACAGTCGTGATCCCGCCGGCGTTGTTCGGCAGATACCAGATGTCCGACATGTGCGTGCCGCCGTCCAGCGCGCGGGCCGACGGCACCTGCGTGAAGGTGTTCGCGCCGCCGCCGCTGACACCAGACACGGTCGGCTGGGAAGCGTCGTTCATCACCAGCGCGATGAGGAGGTTCCCCGAGACTGAACTGGTGATCGTAATCGCGGCGGTCGTGCTCGCAGGGTTCGGGTTGAAGACGCCCTTCTCCTGCACGACGGCCAGCGCTGCATCGACGCGAGAGGCGCAGATGAGGAACAGCGCGAAGGCGATGAGTAGTCTACGCATCGGAAGTCTACTGCGCGAAGTAGCCGGCCATCGTATTCCAGACGGACGACACGGCCGTGTCGACCTGTGCGTCGGTGGCCGACACGCCCGACAGCGTCGACGTGAGGTTGCCGGCGCAGGCGTTGGCGAACTTGAGCTTCCAGACGTCTGGGTCGGCCATCACGCGCGTCGCCAGCGCCGCACGCTCGCGATGACCTGCGACGGTCGTCGCTTCCGCGTTGATGGAGACGGCCGCCTTTTCGACTGACACCAGCACCTGACCGATAAAGACCGTGTCGACAGCGAGCGCCGCAGCCTGCGTATACGTGATGGCGGCCGACGCGGGCGAGGCGAGGCTCGCGGCGACGATCAGCGCGAGCACCAGCCGAACAGGGCGAGTCATGCAGGACACTCCTTTACTTCCCGTAGAACCACACGGCGCTCATCGTGAACTGGTCGTTGCCGGTCGCCGCCGTCGACACGAACGTCACTGCCGTGCCGGGCAGGATCGCCTTCGCGCAGCCGGACGCAGGTTGACCCCAGTCGAACGCGTGTTCGTAGTTCGTGCGCGCAGCCATCGGCGAGGAATACTTCCAGGCCCACGAGTTGAAGTTCGTCGAGGTCCACGTGGCGTTCGTCAGTGCACCTGCTCCGACGCCGTCGTTCGACGCCGAGATCTCGAGCTTGCAGACGTAGACGAAGTTGTTCGGCTGCGGCGCAGGAATCGTGAGCGTCACCTGTGCGCTGCTCGCGCCAGTCGCCGACGACTGCGTCAGGTAGACGCCCGGCACGCCGAGCTCAATCTGGAGCTTCGCAGGGTCCGGCGTATTCTGCTGCTGCCTGAGGCCGAGCGCGATGATGGCGCAGGCGAGCAGGCCGACGATGCGCAGCGCGTCGCGGACGATCGTTCGAGCGAAGGCTGACGTCCCCATTACTTCGCCTGATAGTAGGTGGCCGACCACGTGAAGGCCGTGTTGGTCAGCGCTGCCGGCGAGACGAACGTCGTGACGGTGCCGGGTGACGTGCTCTTCGCGCAGCCGGTCGCAGGGTTGCCCATGTCGAACGAATGTTCGTACGACAGGTTCGCCGTCGCCGCCAGCGAATACTTCCACGCCCAGCTGTTGAAGTTCGTCGAGCTCGTCGTGCTGTTCGGGTTAGCCGTCGACGTGCCGTTCTGGCTCGCGCTGAATTCGAGCTTGCACACGTAGTTGTACTGACCGGACGGCGGCTGCGGAATCGTCAGCGTCGTCTGGTTGTTGACGGCGGCCGTCGCCGAGATCGCAATCGTGTAGACGGCCGGGATGCCGATCTCAACCTGCGTCTTCGCAGGATCGGAGAGGTTCTGCGCGTCGAGCCTTTCCGCCAACGAGAACGGCATCTCGGCGGCGCGCCAGATTACCTGCGTGGCACGCGGCCCGAGGACGAGCAGACCGAAGAAGGCGATCAGGAAGACGACGGCACGCTTCATCGGAATCCTCACTTCGCTTGGTAGTACATCGCCGAGAACGTGAACTGCGTCGCGTTGCCGCCGCTCGGGCTCACGAAGGTCGTCGCCGTCGCGGGCGAGGTGCTCTTCGCGCAGCCGGTCGCCGGCTGACCCCAGTCGAACGAATGCTCGTACTGCGTGTTGGTCGCCGCGGCGAGGCTGTACTTCCACGCCCACGAGTTGAAGTTCGTCGTCGTGATCGTGGAGTTGGTCTGTGCGTTGCCGGTCGTGCCCTGCGAGTCGTTGAAGTCGAGCTTGCACACGTAGTTGTAGGCACCGGGCGGAGGTGCAGGAATCGTCAGCGTCGTCTGCGTCGAGTTACCTGCTGTCGCCGAGATCGGAACCAGGTAGATCGCAGGGACGCCCAGTTCGGCCTGGACCTTCGCAGGGTCCGGCTGATTCAACTGCGCGTGCAGCGGCACGACGAGTGCCACGACGACCGCGCTGAGCGTCGCGAAGATGATGTCGAAGGCCTTCCACGTCTTCATCGTGTCTGCTCCACCCTAAGACGGCACGAACGCCGCCGTCACCTTGCCGGTCACCCTGCTCGATCCGCTGTCGCCGATGCAGAAGTCCGTGCCGGGCTTGTTCGCGTAGAACGGCTGCGTGCTCTGGTAGCCGCCGCCTGCTGAAAAGCTCTCACCGCTCGCTGCCGTCGTCGAGCCGCTGTGCGCGACCGTGCCGGTGCCGCAGTTGGTGCCCGTGCCTTCCAACTCCGACGTGACCTCGGCCGCATTCGCCACGATGCGAATCGCGCAGACCACCCACCGCATGCCCGGGACGCCGGTGATGATCCTCGTCGTCGCCGTCTGCGAGATGGCCTGATCGAAGAGCGTGGTGTTCGTCGCTGCGCAGGCACCGAGCGGCTGCGGAATCACGACGAGCGGACGATTGAGCCGCTTGAGGATGCTCGCCAGCTGCGTCTGCATCACCGTCGTGTCGCCGGCGATCGTGTCGAGCTTCCCGCCCCAGTCGCCGAGGTCGACGGTGTGGCCGTTGCGCGGATCCGTCGCCTTGATGTTCTGCGCTTCGACGGGTCGGCCCGTCAGCAGGTTCCCAGCCAACATCCCGAAGGCACCGACGAGCGCGAGGTGCAGCCAGCGTCTCACTGTGTTAGGTCACCGCGTAGCCGGTCAAGTCGACGGTCACGGCACCGTTGGCGACGGCACCCGACAAGGGACGCCACACGACGACGCCGTTGTACTTCGGGAACGGCCACTCCTTCTCGCGGTTGTCGCGCTCCGGCACCTTCACCATCGGCAAGATCGGATTCCCGGCCGTGTCGGTGACGCGCACGCCTTCTTCCTGCTGCGCGTCGTTGATGACGTTGATCCACTGAATGCGTACGTTGCCGCTGACGATCTGTCCGCCCTGCGCGATGGCTTCCGTCACGTCGTCGGCGACGGGCACGACGGCGGCACGCACGTTGACGTCAGGCTCCGCCGCGCCGGTGAATCCCCACGCCATCGCCTATCCAGTCCTGAACTGCGCCGAGCGAGGCCGGCCGACGGTCTCCGTCGCCACCGTCTGCCCGACGCTGTTCATCACGTAGTACTTCGCGCCCTGTCCGAGCTGGACGACGCGAGGCCCGCCCTCGACCTGATCGATGGTCAAGTGACAAGCCTCGCTGTCGTAGGTGTAGCGCGAGGCCTCGAAGACCTCGTGGACGGACGCGCTGTGCTCGACGCGGATCGTCAGCACCGATACTCCTCCTCCTGATCCGCGTTGACTACCCGCGGCCCTTGCGGCCTTCCGACTTGCCGTCGGCCTGGGTCTTGTCTCCGGCCTCGTCGACCGGCGTCGACAGGTCGGTCGTGCCACCGGTCGGCCGGCTGGCAGGCTGCGGCGGCTGGGTGGCCGTCGAACCCTTCACCGGCACGGCACGATCCGGACCGGCGCCGAATCCGAGCGGCACGCCGACAGACCCCGACGGGATCTGATCGGCCATCTCGTCGGCGACGGGCACGACGTTCGCGCCGAGGCGCGCCGCTTCCTCGTGCGACAAGTCGACGACCTGACCGGCCCTGAAGACCACGCGATCTTCGGGATGCTTGCCCGTCTTCGGATCGGGCTGCGTGTTCTCGCGGCGAACAGGCCGGCTGATCTTGCCGGCCACGATGCGATACTTCGGCATGGCGGTTTCTCCTCGCTCCCTTCGGTAGACTTCGACGCGGCTTACGACGTGAAGCCGACGACGATGCCCGAGTTGGACGAGTAGTCGGCGCGCACGCGCACGACCTGGATCGCCATCACGAGCCAGTACAGCGTGAAGCCGTCCGGGGACGTCCACGGGATCGTCACCGGAGCCTGACCGTTGATCAGGTCGATGACGTCGCTCGTCATCTGCACGAGCACGGTCTTATTCGCCGGCAGCGCGTCCGCGACGCGCACCTGCAGGTTGCGGCCGCCGACGCTGATCTGCTCCAGGCGCTGGAGCGTCGTCATCGCGCTGTTCGCCTTGAAGTCGGCGTTCAGCTTGTTGCCGTAGAGCGTCGGCACGTACAGGTTGTACGGACCGTACCGCTTGTCGCCGACGGCGAGGTCGATCATCGACAGCACGTCGGAGAGGATCTCCTCCCCCGTCTTGCCGGCGTTGTCCCACGCCTGGCCGGAGTCGTTGTAGACGTAGCTGTTGACGCTCGGTGCGCCGAGCACGCCCGGCGCCGAGTAGCCGCCGACGGCGAGCGAGGCGCCGTTGAAGGCCTGGTCTTCGATCGCCTCGTTGACTCGACGCGTCGCCTGCTCGACGAGCGTCGTGTCCAGCGGCTGACCGACGCGCTGGCTCGCGCGGAACGTCCTGATGCCGAGGAAGAAGTCGTCGGTCGTCAGGAAGATCGGCACGCGGCTCGGCGTGCGGTTCGGCAGCTGGTTCTCTCCGCGCGCAGACGGGCTCATCGTCCGCTGCGCGCCGCCGGTCTCGGAGGTCGACTCCCATTCCAGCTGCATGACCGAGAGCGGGTCGGTCAGGTTGTAGACGAGGCCTTCCGAGATCAGGTCGTCGACGAGGACGAGCCGCGTACGGCCCACCCTGACGACGGCCTTGTCGATCTCCTTCTGCGCCTCGGCAGGCAGCGGGGTCAACGACCGCAGCTGCCCCACGGACAGGTTCCGCGCCAGCATCGCCGCCAGCGTCTGGAAGTGCGTTGGCGCGCCGCTGAGGCGGAGGTCTCCGAATCTGTTGATCATGGCTTTTGACTCCTCCTCAGATCACTTCGACCGGGATGCGGGCGTCGCCCGGTCCGGCCGAGTTGTCGACGCCGCGGACGGCCTGCGCGATTGCCACGCCGCTCGCCAGCGCCCGCAGCGTCCCGTTGCCTGCCGATTCGAGGCGCGCGCCGGCGACGATGTTCTGTCCGGACGCGATGATGGCCCAGAACGTGGCACCCTTCGAGCCGATAGCGACCTCGACGAGGTCGCCCGACGCGTAGGCGTCGTCGACGCCCTTGTTGAGCATCGACTGGTTGAGCGCGAATGCCGGCAGCGTGGCACCGGTCACCAGCGTGCACTTGCGGAACTTCGCAGTGCCGGAGCTGTTGAACCGCTCGACGAGGTGACCGGGCGTGATGGCTTCGGACGCGACGACGTCGCCGACCTGCGTCACGTTGCCACCGAGCCAGATGGTGTTCGGATCGTATCTGGTGATCGCCATGATCAGTTCGCCGCCTTTCCGGCCGGGAACCAGCCGTTCGGCGGGTTCTCGATGAAGTCGTCGACCGCTTCACGCGCCGGTCCGCCGAGCGCCGCGAAGTCCGCGTCCGGCACGGTGGCGCGCGCGAGGCGCGCGATGCGCTCGAGCTGATCGATCGGCATCGATCCCAGCTCCGCTTCGGTGTACTCCGACTGGCACCCCTTCAGCGAGCCGACCAGCGCCGTACGGCGGGCCTGCTCCTGACGCTGGGCATTCGCCACGAGCGACCGCACCTCTGCGGGCGCATCCGACAGCCACTCGGCCGTCGTCTTCTTGGCCGCAGCCGCCTTCGGCTGCTCCGTCGTCGTCGCGGCCGGCGTCTCGGTTCCGGTCCCTGCGACTGCTGCTGCCTCGCGCCGCCGACGCTCCTCTTCGGTCTCGGTCGGTGGCACGGCCGCCGCCTCGACTTCCGAGAGGCGCGCGTCGTCGAGACCCTCGAGGAACGTCTGGTCGGCGGCCTTCCAGTACGTCTTCGGGTTGGCGATGAGCGCACTGATGCGCTCCGCGTTCCTGTGCATCTTGACCTCCGCTGCTGCGGTATGAGCGGGCGTTTGTGACTCCTTCTGCCCGCCGCACCCGCATGCGGCGGTTTTCGGCGCGGGATCTCCCGCGACCACTCCGCTTGCGGCGCTCGCCGCGGCGGCCTTCGGCTGATACGACGTGACGCGCTCGACTTCTTCGCGGTCGCCGTTCAGTGTGACGTCACCGGATTCGCTCAACGCGAAGGTCCGGCGGATGGTCTGCATCTCCTGCTCCGGCTGCACGCAGTAGATGACGATGCTGTCGGTCGGATAGACCTCCTCGATCCAGAGGAAGCCCGGCTCGTCGGCCCGCACGGCGTCGTACAGCTTGCCGCGCAGGTCGGCGTCGCTCATGCCTTCCTGTGCGCTGCGGAAGAACGACACGAAGCTCGACGCGAAGCGCGCGAGCATGGTCTTCATCGTGGACTTCGGCTGCGGCAGATCCTCGCTGCCCTTCTTCGTTCCGCTCATCGCGTCCTCCTGCGGGACCTGTGCCGGATCGGGCACGGGCGCCGCGGTCGTCTCTGGTACGTGCGCCGTCACCGAGCGAAGGATCGCGAGCACGGCGGATGCTTCACGACCTGCAGCAATCGAGGTCGGATCGGAGACGGCCGACGCGCCGTCGACGTAGTGGTCGCCTGCGGGGATGTGGATGCGTGCGGCACGCGGAGCGCCGCAGCCCATCTCGACCGAGCAGGCGCCAGTCGATCCGGCAGGCAGGAACGCGAGGTGATCGGGCACGACCTCGGTCCAGATCTCGTTGTATGCCATGCCGTTGGCGTCGATGCCTGGGTGCTCTTCCGTCACGACGTAGCAGCCGACTGAAACCTCGACGACCTCGCCTGCGAGCACGCGATCGAGCACGTCGAGCGCATTCGTGCGCTGCGGTTCCGGCAGGGCATCAGCGCGAGACCGATCGAGCCAGCCTTCGACGGCGAGGCTGTTGTTCTTGAACTGCGCGTCGAAGATCCGACCGAAGGCTTCGCGCTCGAGGATACGCGGCGAGTTGGCGGAGATCTGCGTGCCGTTGTCCTGCGGATGATCGCCGACGCACGGCCGACCGTTCCACCCCTGCGGCGCAACGGCCAGCGTCTCAGCAGGCACGTATTCAGGTGCCGGCGCATTGACCGGCCAGATCGTCGTGTCGCCGAGCAGCGCGACGACAGGTACGACGACGTGGTCGCGGTCCTCGAACTTCGCCGTGCGGATGTCGCCGGTTGCGCCGAGCAGGTGCAGGCAGCGTGCGACCTTCACGAACTTCGCATCGCACCACGCGATGGCCTCGTCGAGTGAACCGACGCGCTTCAGCACCTGATTCCCGTCCTTCGACATCACGCTCCAGCTTCCGTCGTGCTTGACGATGGAATGCCCGCTCTTGTGTCGGTAGGTGTGCTGACTGGTGCTGGCCATGAGCTTTCGACTAACCGATTAAACGAAGCGCAACGTCAGCGTCCCCACAACTGCACGCAGGCGACGAACGCGAGCAGGAAGACCGCCACCCAAAGCGGCGCCTTCCCGATGGCCGACGCGATGGTCAAGAGCAGGGCGACGACGGCGAGCAGGGCGAGCAGATTCGGCATCGGTTCCTCCTACGCGATCAGACCGATCGTGCACAGGCAGTTCGGATGCAGTGGTGGATTCGTGCCGACCGAGAAGTCGTCGAAGATTCCGACTTCCTCGCCGTCGACGTCTTCGCACTCGGGACACGGGTCAGCGGCGATCCAGACCTTCTTCTCGTCGCCGGTCAACAGGCCGCGATCCTTCGCTTGGCTCCAGAGCTGCGCGGTGCCTTCGTTTGAGGCGCGCATGATCTCCGTGCGCGCAATGGTCTCGGCGCGACGCTTGAGAAGGCCGTCGGCATAGGCCGTCGTCTGCTTCTTGACCTGCGCCTTCGTCGCACCTCCGTCGATCAGGTCGCGCCGCAGGTTCAGCACAGCCGTCGCATCGCGTACCGTGAGGCCGACGGTGTCGCGGATGAGCGCGGCCGTTTCAGCTGGCGTGATCTTCTCGGTAAAGGCCCGCGTGATGATCTCGCGGATCGTATCGCGCACGCTCGACGTGACGGCCGTCACCATCTCACCAGCTCGAGCTTCCGCATATGCGACGGCTTCGGGATTGGTCCTGTCGAAGGCCACCTCGATGAAGCCTGTGCCGCAGCGGCTCACGATGCGCCGTGCCTCTTCGGCACGCAGAGCGGCACGGCCGATGAACCAGCAGCCATCGCATCGGAGACGACGTTCGCGATCGCTACGCCTGACAGGAACCGCTGACTGGCGCCTGCCGCGCGAGGCTGCAAGGCGGCGAGGCCGTCGAAGACTGCCACGACGTGTTCGACGCTGCCGGTCTTCACGGCCGCTTCGATGTCGGCCAGCGAGACGCCGTCGCGGATCGAGGCGAAGGTCTCGATCATGACGCGACGGAGCCTCGCGACGTGACGACTCGTCGCACGATGGACAGGCGCCGCTGAGCGGCGACGACCTGAGCCCTCGCGCGGTTGCGTGACTTTTTTTTTGCCGCGGCAGCGAGCGCCTGATCGTCCTGCCGCATCGCCGCGTCGAGCTCGTCGAGCGGATCGAGACCGTACACCATGTCGCGGATCTCAGCCGACGACATGATGACCGGCTGCCCTGCGCTCGTCTGCTTCTGATTCGCGTCGGCGATCTTGACGGTGATGTCGGCCTTGCCGACCTGGTCCTCTTCTTCGATGTCGGGCCACGCGACGTCGTAGCTGCCGTCGGCAGGTTCCGGCAGGCACCCGACCGAGATCAGCCGATCGAAGAACTGCCGCACGACGCGCTCGCCGAAGCCCGCACGACGACCCTGCACGGCGTCGTCGAATTCGCCCTTGTCCTGCCCGCTCGCCAGCTCGCCGCGCTCTGTACCCATCAGGATGCGCTTCGGCACGTGGGCGGCGCAGGCGATGATCGTCATCAGCGCGTCGACCTGATTCGAGAAGTTCGAGACGTCGGTCCCGAATTCCTGAATCTCGACGCCGGCCGTCCGCAGGTAGCGGCGGAATCCGTGGACGTACTCGTCGAACTGCTTCTCGAGGTCGTCCTTCATCGCCTTGCCGCCGTCGGGCAGGCCGGCCATCGCGACGGCGACTTCCTTGTCGACGTTGGCCTGCATCCCACGGTGGACGCGCTGCCAGAATGCCTCTGAGCCTCCGCCAACCACCTTGTCGAGGTCGTCGAGGCGATTCCAGATCCTGCGGAGGCGAGGCTCAGCGAAGATGTCGTCTTCGCCCTTCACGTCGGCGACGTGGATGACGCGAGACCAGTGCACGTCCTGCGCGATGCTGGCGGCACCGTCTGCGCGCGTCGACTTGATCGAGTAGAACAGCGGCTTGGCGTAGCGAGGGTTGGTCCGATCTTCCACCCACTGAGAGATCGTGGCCTTGTCTTCGCCGTAGGGAGGCGACAGGTACAGCAGGCCTTCGGGGCCGCTGATCGTCGGCAACTCCTGTTTCCAGTTCGTGCCTTCCGCGCCGAGCACGAGGACGGAGTAGCGGCCGATGCCTGAGACGATGTCAGCTGAGAGTAAGCGAGACCACAGGTCGTGCTTCGTGACGATGAATTCGACGGCGGCCTCGAACGGCGTGACCTCGTTCGGGTCTTCGGAGTCGTAGACCTGACAGCCGCCGCGCCACGTCGACTTCGGGTAGAAGTCCACGATCCGCCCTGCAACGTCTCCGCGATCGTAGCGATTGCGGTAGTCGCCCATTCCAAGTTCCAAGGCGTAGCCGAGCGCTTCGGCGACGTTGCGCTTTCCGCCGAAGGTCGTGCCCAGGACTTTGCCCAGCGTCAACCGATCGGCGAGTGCTCCGAGGACTCTGATGACGGCTTGTTGCACCGGCGAGCATACTAGCAGTCAGGTGCCTGAATCGTGCGCTTTGGCTCACTAATGAACCAAAACCGAAGGTCGAGTATGCCGATGCTACTCAGCTTTCGGTATCGGTGCGAATGCGGATATTGCGAGGGTCAAGGATGGATTCGTAGCTCGGCCACGAACGGCCGCAGGAGCACAGGTGGGTTCGACGCCTGACGCCTCTGGCGCGCATCTTCGTGCTGACCACGCGTGCCTTCTTCTTGCATACCCGGCAGCGCTCTGGGTTCGGCAGGACCAACTTCATCGACTTCTTGTGCGCAGTCAAATTCCTGGCCCTTGAACGCTGAAGCGCATGGACATCGGAATCGGAATCGTGATGGTCGTCATGCCTGACGTATCAGCTGACGGCAGCACGATCGGACAATGCAACACGTGATCGGGTGAGGCATAGACGTGAGCCATGTTCGGCCAGCGCTGCTTGTCCGCAAACTGGACGACTGACACCTTCGCCGTGAAGACCGACTTGTCGCTCGACAAGCCGACGTCGATCCGCGAGATGATGCCGTCGTCGTCGCACAGATCACAGCGAAAGCTCTGCGCGACGACTCTGCGAAGGCCAGCAACAGCCGACGAGAACTGATTCGTCATCGACGTTGCATCGACGACCGCCGCCGTCACTTGACCGAAGGCTTCGCTAGCACTTCCGACTTCAGCGCGAACACGCGCTCGCAGCGCTGGTATGGGTGCTAGAGGCTTCGGCCTAACAGCAGGCGCAGGTCGAGGCTTGACCTCGACTGGGACAACTCCGCTGGGCGCCAGAGGCCTGCGGATCACCGCAGAACTTCCTCTCGGAACAAGCGACGCACGTCGTCAATGACGCGCTGCTCAAGCGAAATGACGGCCTCACGTCGAGAGAAGCGCGTCACGCTCGCGCGGTAGTTCTTCCCGAAGCGGGCCGTCACCTCGTGACGATTCCCCCTGCGTTTCTCGATGAGCACGACCGGATCGTTTTCAGAATGGGTGCGGAGCACGGCAAGGGCTCAATCGACTTTACTACGGCGCATCTTACGCAACTCGGACGCGATGTCGCTCAGCGACGCAACGATGGCTGCCGCAGACTTTGCGATCACCCATCCGACCTCGTTACCCTTCGCTGAGATCTTGGCTGCTTCGAGGTGCTCCTTGGCTTCTTTCTCGTAGTCATACTCAGCCGAGATCGTGCCACGCGTAGTGGTGTCCATCGTCATACTCCTGCTGCTTGAGGGTTACACTTGAACGACAGGTCGCCTTCGGCCATGTCGGTAAGCACCCAACATCCAGAGACGTCGAGGAAGTCTACCGACCAATACCCAGGTACGGCCGCATTCGCTTGCAGCGCGAGGCGAGTCAAGACCTGCTTGGTCTCGTCGTCGAGCACCGACATCATCTGGAGTGCCGTGCGCCATGACTTGAGGCTCGGTTCGATGATACTGCGCTCGATGGCCTCAGGCGGCCAGTACGGCTGTATGTGTTCGACGAGACCGTCACGCACGAAGACGCGGAATTCACGCACGATGGGCATGCCATTGAAGGCGTAGAACGCTGGCACCGTCGGCAGCATCTCGCGCAGGACGAAGGCGCCTACAGGAACGCCACCGAACATATCAGCCATTTCGCTGAATGCTATAAGGTTTTCCACGTGATGTGAGAGCTTCGCAGGATTCCTCACGCAGCACGAATCATCCCAATCGTGCTTGTTGCTGGTGAAGTCAGTCCGCAGGAAGAACGGATACCCGAAGGCTTCAGCTGAGACCTCTATGCGATTGATCAGATCTTCCCAACATGGCGGAAGGTTGCCGTCAAGCAGAAGCACCATACTGCGGTCTTCGTCAGGCGAGATCCCAACGATCTGCGTCTTGGGAACAGGCAGGCCTGCAGCCTTGATGAGCGGGAACCAAAAGCTCAGGCGCGTCTTACTCTCGATGCTCATGCTGTTCATCGATTGAAGCCTCTCGTCTCGCGTCGTGGAGCCTGCTTTGCTTCCAGCGTCTGGTGGATGTTGATGCCGTGAAATGGGCAGAGCTTCCCTTCAAGCTTGACGAGCGCGCCTTCGTCGAGGCAACGAAAACACACCTGATCGCAACCACGCAATGAACGCGAAGACGACCGCCGCCGCAAACACCATCCACAGGAACGTACGCATTACAACCTCACCACGTCAGACTGGTCAACACCGACGAGGCCTTGCCGTGCTTCCGCACGACGGCGTAGATCACCGCCTCACCACGATCTGGAGATCGCCCGAGGCGCGCCACGATGTCGTCCTTCGATTCAACCTGGATGCCGCGCGGGGTCGGCTTCCACCGTGGCGCCACGAGGTCGCTCCGCAGCTGAGGGTCCGGCGGCAGCGCGATGTCCTGCCCGGACTTCGGGTCGAGGATCTCTCGGAGCCGCCAGTGCCATTCAGAGCGCTGGTTGAAGAAGCCGAGCTTCCCACTGCGGTCTCGCGCTTCGCTGCGTTCTGAGCCGTTCATGTCGACCACGGACAGCTTCAGGGCCCGCGCCTGATCGTAGACCGATGACCCTGCGGTTCCTATGATGTCGATCTGGACCGGCGTCGTCAAGTCTCCGCCCGCGGCCTGTACGGCCGAGAAGACGAGGTTCGCGCCTGCGAAGCCATCCGGAGCTTCGGTTGCCTGATGGACCTTCAGATCCACCCACGCATCGTAGCAGAGCCCGATGGCGAATTCCGCCTTGCCGCCGCGACTCGGGTCAACACCGACGCCGGTCAAGGTCTTTCCGCGCCCGTCCTCGCGCCAGCGTTCCTGCGCCCGCAACACCCACGCAGTCGGAATGACCTGCCACTGATCGTCAGGCGACGAGGCTTGGAAGTTCCCGAAGCGCATCTGAGAGCGCAGCGGCTCAGGCAGGCTGTCGAGTACGTCCATGTATCCAGTGCGAACGTAATAGGGGTTGTCTTCGACGGCAGCAGGAATGAACGTGCGAGAACGCGGTCGCACGACGCGAGGCTTCCCCTCTTCCTCGATCGTAAACGGATCGCCCGACTCGAGCTCGACGTCCTTGCCGTTGATGGCCGCATACCAGCGAAGCTCGCCGGCCTTCGCAGGCTTCGGGTGCGCAGGGTCCAACCACGGACCCCAATACTTGATCACCCACTGACCTTCGATCGTCGTCGGTGGATTCCCAGTGCCGACGACGCGCGTGCGCTGTCCTATCACCGACGTGCGCAGCCACGCGATCAGGAACCGATAGACGCCCTCGGTGAATTCCGGTAGTTCGTCGAAGCCTTTCAGGTCGTGCGGTCGGCCCTTGTACTTGTCCTTGTCGTGGTCGTGCTCGACGCCGCCGAATTCCAAGGCGCGGGCTCCAGGCAGGTCTCGCCAGACCTTCCCTTCGGCCAGCCTTCCGCGCAGGCCGATGATCTGACGCGAGCGCTCGATCATGCCCTCTGCGCCGCGGAACTGCGCAAACTCTCGACGGAAGATGATCGATCGACGATGCTTCGTCAGCGAGAGGCCGAGCAGCAGGTCCGTCTTCCCGCCACCGCCTGCTCCGCCGAAGAACAGCTCGTCAGCGAGTGAGTCGTACGCCGCTTCCTGCGGCGAGACGATGCGGCCTGAGCCGTCTGGATGGAAGATGCCGCGCTTCGGTTGCGGCGGCAGCGGTTCCCAGATCGGTGGACCGTCTTCGAGCGGCACGGAGCCGTCGACCTCGTCTGCCATCGCCGCGAGGAAGCGCCGCATCGGATCGGCCGCCGCCGCAGGACGCCTAGGCATGCTACTTGAGGCGTTCCTTGACTTCAGGCACCGTCGCAAAGCGGCGGCAGGAATCGCACCACGGCATCGAGGCCTTGAAATTCTGCGGCCAGCTCTCGTCCATGGGTTCGCTTATGACGACGCGAGACACCATCCGCAGCGGCCGCAGGCACGGCACGTGGAGGTATGTGACCTCAACCGTCGTCTCAGGCAAGGAGCTTCTCCCCGTTCGCGTCTGGTTTCTTGCAGCGATCGGGATGCCACTCACGCCATTCGTTGACGCGCGCGATCATCCTGTCAAGCGAGGCCAGCTGCGCGGCGTCACACCCGAGGCCGAGGCAGGCGAGGCGGTAGATCGGCAGGACTTGTGCGAAGGCATCGTCCTTCGCGAGGAAGACGACGTACTCGTCTTCACCGACGAGGCTGTCGTCCTTCGCCTTGCGTATCTCGCCGTAGAACTTTCCGTCGAGCTTCATCTCTGCTCCTCCTGCTACTTTCAGTCAGCGACCTTGACAGCAACGACGAACGACTGGCACTTCGCGCACCTGAAGACCAGCACGCCGGTCTTGTACTCGTACGCGATGAGCATCGCACTGGAATTACAACACGCCGAGGACAGGTTCGCAAAGCGACAGTCGCAGCTGGCACCGTGCGCTTCGCACTTGATGTCGTCGAGCTCGAGCTGAGAGATCGCACGGTGCTTGAGGTCCGGCAGTTCTTCGGCCGTCATAGACGCCTGCCGACAGAAGCACTCACGATGTCGCCGATCGAGGCCGGCACAACAACTGGCTGAATCAGTTGGTAGTCTTCCCAGCGAGACCGCCAACGGACCTGGCGGTAAGAGCACACCCTGCGGCAGGCATGACAGTACCACCCAGGCAACGCGTCTACTGCTACCAGCACCAGAACAGTAAAGCAGTCGGCACAGATGGCCACCTTCACGACGACAGGATCGAGGTCGGCATAGATGTTGGCCTTCGTCGCAAAGTGATGGGCATTAAACGTCCGCCACGCGGCCTCGATGATCTCTGGAGGATTCGCCAGCATGGGTCACCAGCTCTCGAAGATATTCCGAGTGAGCGTGCCAACGGTCAGCCCGACTTTCGCCAATTCACCCTCGAAGAACTTGAGCTCAGCCTGCGCGCCGTCGACGTATGGCACTAGCAGGCCGCGTGCATAGTCAAGAGGCGAGACGGTGAGCTTGAAGACCTGACCTGCGTCGCCGTCGTGCCTCCACACGAGAATCGGTTCGACCTCAGGATTGCTTTCCACGATCGGAGTCATGCGGACGCGCACTTCCAGCAGTGGACGCTTCACTGGAACACGCTCGACAGACTCCACAGCAAAGCGATGATCGCGCCAATGCCGAAGCCAAGGATCAGCACCATCAACAGGAATCGCAGGAACATGGTAGTTCACTCTCTCGTTCCGTTGGAGCGCCTTCTTCAAGTAATCATCCGCCTCTTCGATGGTCACGTAAGAAGGCACGCTCGGCTTCACGTGCTGCACACACCCGAACGTGCTCTGCGTGATGACCTGCGCGCGGCCGGTGCCGGTGACGTAGATGACCAACTGCGCCGCAGGATCGAGTGGCCGAGACATGCTAAGGCCGAACCGACAGCAGATGCCTCGGTCGCTCTGGGAGATTGCCGTCCAATAGAAGCACGTCGCGCACTGCTCGGTCATACGCTCACCCTGCGGTCGCGCCACCGCTCCATCTCAGTTGCGATGGACAAGGCTTCGTCGATCTTCTTCGCCGAGTGGCCGGCCTGCCACGCGTGCTCGGCCCACTTGCGCACGGCCTCAGGCGCCGCAGGGTCTCGCGCGGTCAGCACGAAGACGGGCTCGTCGTCCTGACTCTTACCGAGGCACCCTTCGCCTCGCGTCAACGCATTCAACGTCTCGGCCTTGGTCATCGAGGTCTCACTCCTTCAACGGCGATGGGTCGCTTCCGCGGTAGCAGCAGCGACACAACTTCTTCCTGCTCCTGCGGAACATCCTCAGCTGACTGTTCGACGTGCTCAAGCTCGCTGATGATCCTGCCGAGCGTACCTGAAAGACTATCGCCGATTCTGACTCTGGCACGCACGATGTCGCCGACACTGAACGCGGGCCTGTGCGACATGACCTGCTTCACGTAGTCCAGCGAGAAGTACGCGATGCTTTTGCTCTTCGTCTCGGCAAAGCGGCAGGTGACGTCTCCCGCGTCGACAGCTTCGACGAGGAACTTCATGCCGGACGGTGAGAACAGCGCGTCGCCGACGCGGATCCGCATCAGCCGACCTTCTCGACCTTCGCGTCGATGGCGTTGACGACGTCGATGCCGGAGAGCCTGCGGACGCCGGCCGCGAACATCCTGCGGCTCTCGGTTACCGGCACGCCTTCCTGGACGGCGTCGATGAAGACGCGCGTGATGGCCAGCATGACCCGCTCGATCGCATCCACCGAGTAGCCGGTGTCGCGCTTCAGGTCCAACCCCATCAGCTTCGCTTCGCGCTCCAGCGCATCGAGCACGATTCGGGCCGACTCCTTCGAGACGCCGGCCTTCGGCAGGTGCAGGCTGATGATCTTCTCGACGCGCGACTTGTGGATCGCCCGCAGCAGTTCGACGTCTTCCGCGAGGCCAAGCTCCTGCAGCCGCTTCGAGTGCGCGACCATGTCGTAGTACGCCGTATAGTCGGAGACGCCGAGCTTCGCGCCGATCTGCGCGAACGTCAATCCGTCTTCGGCGTGCAGCTTCCACGCCTTCCGTTGACGCGCGAGGATCTCCGGTCGTTTCCGCTCGAGGGTGACGCTCTGGTTGTGCGCGGGCGGTCCCCCGACTGACCGCGTCCGTCGGTTAGGTTGCCTTAGATTAGTTCGACGAGTCGCCATGTCACTTGGTCTCCCCCTGGGGTCTCGTCCGATCGATGATGGCCGACATGAGTCGTTCGACGAGGTCAGACTCAGCCATCAAGGTAGCACGCGTCGCGCTGGCGGCAGGATGCTGCGCAGACTCTTCGCAGAGGCGCAGGCTCAGGTTGGCCAATGCCACGAAGTCGTCAGGAACGATCGGACGCGCAGGCCGCATGCCGTGTCGCACGACGAGGGTGAGGTAGCAGTCCGACCACTGCTGTTGCGCGCGGTCGTAGAAGGTCTTCGCTGTCGCTTCGTCCGCGAACGGATAGACCTCGGGTGTATCGGCCTCGCGCTTCCGCACGACCAGCCAGCGGACGCCTTCCGCGACGGACTGCCCGAAGCCGCAGGCCGTACAGACCTCGCCGTCCTTGTGCCACGTCTGCCCGTCGATGTCCGCGCAGCTGAGCGGCACGCGTCGCGTTCGCTGCGCAACCCTCTGCCCGGCGTCGGCGAGCTCGCGTTCGTAGTCGGCTCCGCATTCAAGACAGCGAATCGGTCGGCCGTGGTGGCAGAGCACGAAACCATCCGAGTCTTTCTCGGTCATCGAAGTTTACCTAACCGCTGGATGCGATCGGAACCGTGCTGAAACATCCACGCGGCGATGTCTGGGCCTCTGCGGTCATTCGAGTCGACGAGCGCAAGTGCAGCGTGGACTCCGCCTGAGTCAAGCCCGATGACTTCTGCGCAGTCTCCAGTTACCGCGACGACATCATCTGAGACGTAGCGACCCTGGCAGGCACGACACTGGCACGATCGGAATTGGTGCGTCAACTTCACGACGTCGCCGCAGACTGGACAGAACAGCAGCTTCATCGAAGACTCTCCTGAGGTGGAAGCTTGAAGGAAGCGATCAGCTGCTTCCCTTCAGACAGCCTGCGTAGTTCAGCGACTGCGACGGGATGCATCACCAGCATGTGGGAGTCAAGCGCAACGGCCTTGCGGCTCGGCACCTGCACGACGCGTGGAGTCTTCCAGCCGCTACGGCCGAGCGGCACCCAGACTTCGGCATCTTCGACGAGGTAGACACTCTCGATGATGCGGATGCCGTTCAGCATTCAATCCTCGACGACGACAGTCCTGACGTGCGCACGCGGTTGGTGAAGTGGGGCATTCACGTTTAACTCGATGCAGCGCTGCAGGGCTTTCTCCATCGTCCAGAACACCTTATCGAGATAGGTATCGCCCCAACTGCTAGCCATCGAATCCCATCCTATGACCTGATAGACCTCAGTCAGCTTCCTCGCCTGAGTCGCTTTCAGCCGCTCAACGAGGTCGCGATTGTGCAGGCAGTCCGCACACAGGAGCTGGGCGCCCGGCTTCGCGCCGCAGGCCTCGCGGCAGTACCGCTCGTATTCGTTCCTGAAGTCTTCCGGCGGCTGCACAGGTCGCATAGGCTCAGGACCAAGCAAGATCGTCGCAGCCTGCTCGTTCGTCATCTCCGGTCCGAGCAGGATGCGAATACCGACGGCCTCTGGAATGCGAGGTCGATAGCCAGCGCATTCGCAGCGCGCACACGGGTGCTGGTTGTAGTCGTAGTGCGAGTGGATCCACGGATCGGTCCCTTGGCAGACGCACGGCCACTCCTGCTTCGACCACCAGTCGTTCATAGCAACGCCTCATAGTCAGCCTGTGTTTGGAACGCCGCGCGGACCTTCGTGCAGACGCGGCAGCTGCAGCACTGAGGCGGACCATTCACCGTCGTGCGCGTCCAGACCCAATGACCAGTCTTCAGTTGTACTCGCGCACATTCGACCGCGAGCGCGAGAAGCGGCACGAGCGGCGGAGGCACGCAAGCACCGTCGCACTTCCCGAGGACGGCGAAGATGGCCGCGTGTAGCTCTGGATGTTCTTCCGAATCAATCAGGGCATCGCACGCTTGCAGAAGTCGATGGAGCTGTTCGCGTTCGTCAGTAGAGACAGGCAGCCGTCCTCCCTCGGGGGCTGAGACGGCAGAACCGCGGCGGCAGAGGCGTCCCGGCACAGGCTCCCGGCAGTTCTCGGGGTCCGCGCAGTTGCAGGGCCGCATGTCCGGGTCGGCGGCTGGCGCGGCGAGCCGAGACGCGGGTGGGGTCAGATCCAATGCGCCGCACCGGCAGCACTGACAAACGCAATGCACATGCTCGGTCACGTGTTCTCCTTCGGAGGGGAGGCGAGCGCCGCGTCCATTTCGGCCAGCCATTCATCAAATACCCGCAACGCGGTTGTTCGTCGCATCCATACAGGATGACGACTCGCACTCCATAATCGTTCTCGTAAATCCAGCAGCCGTGCCCGGTCATCCTCGGGGGCGGGCTGGGCCTTCATCGCGTGCGCGGCATTCCGCATGATGGCGATGATCTTTGGCGCTCGCTCTGGAACCTTCTCCGGCGCGAGCTTCGCCAACTCGTCTGCGGCGAGGTCTAACGCCTCCGCGTAATAGACCGGCGTCCCTGCGGGCTGGGCCGCTTCTGGGTAGCAGCCGCACGGCCATTCCGGCATGTGCTCGTCAATCGGCAGACCGTCCCACTCAGCGCACCAATGGGCGTATTTTCCGATCAGGACGACACCGCGATACTTCAGGCAGTCTTCTTTCCAGTCGGCACTAGACGGTTCTCTCCGCGTCCCGGCGGGCTGGGCCGCGAGCCGCGAGAGGACGGCATCGAGGGCCTCGTTCCACGTCAGCGTCACGACTGTTGCGAGCCTCGGACGCCGCAACCCCTCGATCTCTGCCCGGACCGACTCCCGCCAAGAGGGAGACGGGGAGACTGCTTCCCGTGCTTCTGCTTCCTCTGCGCGCTTGCGCCATGCGGCGTGCATCGACAACTCCGTGCCGAGCCGGTTCACGAGCGCCGTCACGTCAGGCTGGTGGTTCTCGCATCGCTCGTTCGGTTGGTGCGACGCCGTGCCGCAGGAGGCGCAGCGGAATGTCGCCAGCACGGCCTTCAACGCCCCGTCATCTGGTGAGGAGGGAGGCGGGGAGGATCGCAGCAGGGCGGCAGCTTCTTCCAAGCCCGCGAGGTAGGCCGCGCGCACGATGGCGGTCACGCTTCCGTAGCAGACCTTTCCGAGATACAGGTCTTCGTTCACGCGCCCAGACGTCGAGACTTGCGCCGCGAACGCATCAGCGCGGGCTTTATTCGTGAGCATCACACACGTCCTTGATGAACCGGAGCGCCATTGCTGCGACGTGCAGCGCTTCCTTCCGCATGTCCGCCGGATCGTGCTTAGGCCAGCGCTTTACCTCGGCCCACAACTCGTCCAATTCTTCAAGGATCACGGCGTAACCCTCATGCGGCCCTCGCATCGGCGCGTACCTCGCTTCGGCTTTCGCGAGGGCTTCGGCCGCATCCATGACGGCTCGCTCGGCGGCGATCTGTTCGGCGCGCGAGGGCGGGATCGGATCGGTCATCGGCGCACCGCCAGACGTTGCAGTCGGTCGATTTCCGCCGCGATGAGCGCACCCGCGTGGACCAGATTTCGGATCGGATCGTCGGACGGCTTCCACGCTGCCATCTCGAACGGCCAGCAGTCGGGGACCGCCTTCGCCAGCTCGGTATCCCCGATGATCTGCTGCGTGCGGGCGACCGTCGCGTAGGCGATGGCGGCCTCCACCAGCTCCCCCTTGTCGTGGGTGTCGTCGTGCTCGGGCGTATAGCCCTTGTGCTCGCGGTTCGTCCGCGCCTTCTCGGCGATCAATTCGCTTCCGTTCATCTCGGGTTACTCCTGGGCCCCCTGAGAGCGAGCCTCACCACGTCCGGATGCTGAGCACTTTTCGCAGACAACGGTGGCGCCGATGCGTGGCCGCCGGCTGCGATAGACGTCATGCCCGCACGATAGCTCCGCCCACTTCACCTTCGGGTTCATCGGGCTGACGCCTGTTCGCACCACGCGGCACTCAGGCCACGAAAGGCCCTCTCCGGCTGGAATCCTGCCGCTGTTCGCCATCTACGCGCCACTCCCCTAGGCGGGAGACGGGGGCAAGGGCATCCAGTGCGTCGGCTGGACGTGATGTTTGCCCGGATCGGAATACCAGCCGTCCAATCGATCGAGTTGGCGGATGACGATCTTCCAAGGCGTGCCGTCACGATTACCTGTCCCGAGCACGCGCGTGCCATCCTTCGGCGCTGTCTCGATTGGCCGCCACCCCTCCCCCCGCTCGGCGAGGGCGAGACGCGACAAGACCTCGGCGGCTGCGCGCAGAAGGTCGCACGTCTGCGTGTGGCACAGGCTCAGGCCCATGTCGTCGTGAACAGGCGCACGCTCCAGCGTCTCGGCCTGTTCGCGGAGTCGCGCGATCAGCTTGGCGCTCATCGGGTCGACGGCGATCTGTTCGGGGGTGCGCGAGGGTGCCGGGGTATCAGGACTCATTCGTATCGCTCCTCAGCCTGATTTTCTTCGTCCTCTGCGGCATATCGCTCGGCCAAGGTTCGTGGTGCGCCTGACACTCGAAGGTGCGCGTCGTCACGCCGTAGTACGTGTGCCGTTCGAGCAACCGCGAGCCCAGATACCCAGTACAGATCTGGCAAGGAAGGCCCGCGCACGTCTATTCGCTGCACGATGCCAACATGCCGGACTTCTTCAATCGCCGGCAAGCGGAAGGCATTCAGGACTAATACGCGGTCGCCAACAGCGAAGGACGCCGTGGTGTAGCTCATCTCGGGTTAAGCTGCTTCCTGCGCTGAACGGTCGTCCACGATGCCCAACATCGCTCTCGATGAAGGACGCGCCCTTCGAGTCGTTCGATGAGGCCACGCTTCCCGCAGTACGCGCAGCGCTCGATGCCACAAGCGCGTGCCAGGTAGCTACGGATCATGGTGACCTGCGTCGGCACGATGCTCATCATCTCAAGCACCCTTACGTCGTCTTCGTGGCGCCGATGCAGACTCGACCCACGCTTCCAGCGACTCCAAACACTTCTGACAGAGATCCCACGTCGTCGTAACGGTGCCGTTCCCGCCTGCGTCAGCATCGCCAATGACGTGTATAGACGCTGAACTGCGGTTGGTGATCTCGCGGCCACAGCACGCGCGGTCGCAGAACTGCTTCGTCACCTGTCCTCCCGTTTCCGCTTCCAGTAGGCGGCCGTCCACTGCCTTCGAGTCTCGTCGAAGATCGCAGGCCCGGCGTCGACGCTGCCAGCAACGCTCACGGCAGCATCCTGATCGGAGTCGGGTCGAGGATCTCCACGTCCGGTGCGCCCTTCACTATGCGCCACACCTCGTCGAGGATACTCGGGATGTCGGTCGTCGGTCCGACTTCCACCCAAACCTGCGTGCGCTCAGCGATGGTCACGCGCTTGCGGTAGCGGGTAGGCCTGAAGTCGGTGCCGTAGTCAGGCTGCAGCGGCACGACGTAGTCGTTGTAGACCTGCCCAGGCATCCTGCGATGTCCGACGTCGTAGGCATCGAGGTCGGTCTCGGCTTCGACGAAGAGGTGCGTGAAGACAGGACGACCGCCGCCTTCTTCAGGAGACGAGATTCGTACGTAGAGCCACTTGTTCACTGCCGTCACCTCATTGACATGAGAGTCGTCGCGATCGGCCTGGAACCCTGCGCGCGATCGCATGCACGGATTGATTAGCGATGCTCCGCAGGACGTAGACGCAGGTGTCGCGCGTCTCGACGACGCTGAGTATGCTCGGCGTAGTATCCGGAATGGTCCATCCAGGCGCGATGACCTGCGCATCTAGGCGTGCGACTTCCCACATGCGAATGCCAACAGCATCGCTCGGAGGCCTCGATGCAACCGCCGGCACGCTGGCATGCACACAGACGCCTGAGCTATCGGCTGGGAACCTGCCGCCAGTCAAGTGGCCGTCGGCGTATTCCTCACACCAACGTGAACCAGCAAGAGCTGAAGGAGCCGGAGCCATCGAAGGTTGGCCGTGCGCGATCACACCGGCCAGCACGATGAGCAGCACGCCGTACTTCATTTGAACATCTCCATTCGAGAAGGTCCGAGTCGCAGCGCCAGTTCGTCGCTCGACTCAGGGTGCATGTGCATCGCTTCGCAAGAGCAAGACTTGACCACTGTTTCGACTCTAGCTCGGTGCGCTTCTGCGGCGTAGCGCGCGTCACCTGGGTATTCCATGCAGCAAGATCCTTTCACGCTGAAGCAGCTTCAGGCACCGCGGCAGGCGGTGAGCACTTGTTTCCCTGCACCTGAAAGACTGTCGCGCAGTGTGGACACTTCACGTGGGTGCGGGCATAGACGTAGCTCGGCCTGTTCACCAGCCGTGGACGCGGGCGGTCCCTCGTCAGCACGATACGCTGCCGCAGGTCGTTGCAGGTCCAGCCGTTCGACTCAGCCTGTGAGATCAACTCGCGTTGGCGTGCCGGAGGTTCGCAGACGAGCAGGCAGTGATGGGCCCACGACAGCGTGCGCAGCCACTCGCCGGCCGGAAACGTCGCCGCCGTGCGGTAGCAGTTCGACAGGTGCGACCGACTCATGCCGGTCACTTCCTGCGCGAGGACGTACGACCCGATGCCGCTGGACCAGCGACCGCCGCTGAACTTCCCTCCGTAGACCAGCCAGTCACCGACCAGCCACGACGCCTGCGAGAGGCGTCGCGTGATCAGGCGACCGACGCCGAGCCACTCCTCCTCGCTGAGCTCGCGCGTCACGGTCAAGCCGCGTGGACCGATCACGACTCCGTTCGTTGCGACGATCGCAGGATCCAGCGTCAGGTCTCGCATGGACTTTTCCTCAGAACGGAATGTCGTCGTCGGTGATCTCTCCACCGATCGGATCGCCGTCGACTGGATCTCCGCCGACTGGATCGCCTTCGATCTCGGCACCCATCGCTTCGTCCGACACGTGACCGCCGCGGTTGGACCTGCGGCCGCCTCCGCCTCCGCCGCCTCCGCCGAGCAGGACGACGTCGCGCGCCTTGATCTCGGTCGTGTATCGCTCGACGCCGTCTTTCTCCCACTTGCGCGTCTGCAACGTGCCGCTGACGAGCACCTGCTTCCCCTTCACGAGGAATTCCTGCAAGCTCTCGGCGGCCTTGCCCCACAGCACGATGCGGTGCCACTCGGTCCGCTCCTGCCGCTGACCGCTCTTGTCCTTCCACCGCTCGGTAGTCGCGACCGAAAACGTCGAGATCGGTTGACCGCCACTCGTATAGCGAAGCTCCGCGTCTCGCCCGAGGTTTCCGCACACCACTACCTGCTGCCACGACATCACTTGCCTTCCCTTCTCAGCGACCCCGTTACGGAGATCGCACGACGGCGCCGGGCTTCTGGAACCGGCACAGGTGCCCATTCAGCTGGCACAGCTTCGACGTTGATCATGAACTTGTCAGGCTGACAGACGAGGCCCGTCACGACGCAAGCCTGCGCGACCTGCGCATCGAGCAGGAACGCGAGACCGACTTTGATGTTGAGCGCACGCGCTTGGATCGCCGTGAGCACAAACCTGAAGCGCGACGGGCACTCGGTCGCGTCGGCCGAGAAAGACTTCACAACGATCCACTCAGGAATATCACTGCGGCCGTCAGGAACGGTTATCAGCGCTGGCGCTGGGATACCTTCACACTGCGGACACGTGCCGAGGAACCCGACCCAGGGCTGATGGTAGGCAACGCCGCAGGACCGGCAGACCATTCCTCAGAGCACCCAGTTCACGTCCGGTTGCCGGACCCTGAAAAACAGGCTGGTCGGCTGCCCTGGCCGGCCGGAGGCTGACGCAGCAGCCAGAGCGGCAGGCTTACCACCTGCCAACCTGCCCGGCGCTCCTGCCGGCACTGGCACGGTCTGGCGGGGCAGCTTCGCAGGACCAGCCATCTTGGCCAACTTCGGCAGGTCGAGCGCAGGGTTGCCGCGATCGAGCTTCGCCTCGGCCCAATCCGAGAGCCGCCAGCCTACCGCGCGGACGACGGAGTAGAAGAACAGCATCAGAAGTCCCCCTTGGCGAGGTTCCTGAACCTCGCAAAGCGTGCGTCGAAGCAGAGGCGCACGGTGCCGACTGGCCCGGTCCGATTTTTCGCCACGATCACTTCGCCGGTGCCTTCGTTCTCGTCAGACCGCTTGTACATCTCCTGCCTGAACAAGAGCAACGCGAGGTCGCAATCCTGTTCGAGACAGCCGCTGCTCCGCAGGTCCGAGAGGTGCGGCCGCTTGTCGTTGCGGGACTCCGGCGCGCGCGACAGCTGCGACAGCGCTACGACGGTTACCTTCAGGTCGCGGGCGAGCTTCTTCAGGCCGCGCGAGAGCGCAGCGACTTCCTGCTCCTGCGACGCGTGCCGCTGATCGGGCATGAGCAGCTGCATATAGTCCACGACGATCACGCGCACGCCGCAGTCTTCCTTGAGCCTGCGCGCCCACGTCCAGAGCCGCGAGAGCGACGCGTCGGACGCCAACATGTACAGCGGCGCAGCAATCTGATCGATGCGCATCCACGCTGCGCTGATCTCCGCCAGCTCGACGTCGTCGGCTAGACCTCGCGCGACGGTCTGCACAGGCACGTCCGATTCCCACGCGATGATCTGCGCCGAGAGATCTTCCTGTCGCATCTCGAGCGAGAAGAACCCGACCGGCACGCCTGAGCGCGCAATCTGATCCGACACGCCGAGAGCGAACGAACTTTTACCGACCGACGGACGGGCCGCGACGATGACGAGCGTCTCAGGATGGATACCACCGATCAACGAGTCGAGGTCGACGTAGCCTGTCGGAGTTGGCGGAGGTAGTTCTCCAGCCGAGAGCGTGTCGCAGTAGCTCTTCACCGCGTCCTTGAGCAGGACCGGCGCATCGACGGCACCCGCGCCAGAGATCCCTTGCAGTGCACGCAGGGCGGCATCGGCCAACTGCGGTGCCTGATCTTCGCGGTCGTAGGCCGCGGCCATCAGCTTGTTCGAGATGTGGATCAAGTCGCGCAGTCGCGAGTTGTCCTTCACGATCCGCGCATACTCGACTGCGTTCGACGAGGCCGGCATGCCGTCGACGAAGGACGCGATATAAGCTGGCCCTCCGACTTCGTCGAGCAGGCCTCGCACGCCGAGGTCGTTCTTCACGGTCACCAAGTCGATGACCTTCCCCTTCTCGATGAGCCGCGCGAGCGAGTCGAAGACCTTGCGATGCGCGTCGCGAAAGAAGTCCTGCGCTGAGACTTCTGCCGCGACGGCGTGCCACAACTTCTGCGAGACCATCAGCGCGCCGAGCACGAATCGCTCCGCTTCGAGCGAATGCGGCAACGTGCGGTCGAGGATGGCAGCCATCAGAACAACTCGCGCTGCTTGACCTTCTTCTTCGCCTTCGGCTGCGGAGGCGCAGCGAGCGTGCCAGTCCTCACCCTGCGGCAGTATTCCGACAGCAGGATTGCGTCGGCGATCGCATGCGTGACCTTGATGTCCGGAAAGAGAGCCTGAGCGCGCGCCTTCGTCACGTTCTTGTCGCCCTTCGATCGGCAGCCGAGCGCATTCTGCCACCGCAGCGGCGACACCTCGTCGTAGGGAATGCCAGCCGCCGTCAGCGCCATCCTCAGGCGCCCGTAGCCGCACGCGAAGGTCCAGACCGACTTGACGCCCATCTGAGGCGAGCACGACACGCGCTCCAGCATCGCGTGCGCGCCGCTGTGAATGCCGTAGCTGTGCAGCAGGTCGAACAGGTCGCGATCCGTTTCAGGCATCTTGACGGCCGAGACGACGCCGGGCATCTGCTGAAACGCAATGCCGCCGGTGACGCCTGGGTCGAGGCCGATGAATATGCTCGTCAAAAGTCCTCCGTCGCTGATTCGCTTATGGGTTCATCGATGCGATCGGGACAGGCCAAGATGTTGCAGTATGCACACTCGCGTGGGCTCGGCGTGCGAGGTGGAGGCGTCGCTCCGGCCGCAGAGCGGACCTCGGCACCGATGCGCCGTCGCACGTCGTCGGTCAGCACGTCGCTGGACAGATCGAGGTTCCCGTCGCGATACGACACGCGACCCGTCAGCACGTCGACGCCGTTGAGCACGCGCAGCGCCGCAGGCGCATACGCCAAGTAGATCGCAACCTGCCACCAGTCGCCGTTCCTGCGTTCGCCAGTTTTGCAGTCGACGATCATCGCGTGGCGGGTCGCCGTGACGGCAGGCGAAGCCGTCAGCTCGAAGGCTTCGTACTTCGGCAGGCCTACGTCGCGCACGGCGACGAGGTCGGCACAACCCGACAGCGTCGCCGTCTCGCCGCGGACGAAGAACTTGTTCTGGTCTTCTACCGTGACGGTCCAGCCCTCTTTCTCGAGCTCGTCGGCCTTCGCGCGCACGGCCTGCACGTGGTCGTTCTGCCAACGCGCGAGGTTCGCTTCGCGCTCAGGGCTTTCTGGACGCTTGGCGAAGAAGTAGTGCGCGCGATACCACGTCGCCCACGCGCAGTGATTGTCGGCTGCCAACAGACCCGTGATCCACGTCGTCCACACGAACCGCTTGCCGTCGCGAGGCCGATCGCTCATATCAACCTGTCCATCGTCTGCGCCTTGCGCGCTTGCTTGCGCGGCTTCTTTTCCTTCGGTTGCTGACCGTCTTCTGCTTTCAGCTTGGCAGCAGCTTCGGCTTCAGCAGCATCAGCCAGAGCATCGAGGTCGCGCGAGAGCTTCTTCGGTTGCGGGAGCTTCGCGACGACGTCACACAGGTAGCAGCCTGGCCCTCCAAGAGCCTTCGATAAAACACAAGTCCCAAGCGCACAGCATCCCATTTCAATCCCACATCATCGCTAGAGGACCTGTCGGCTTTTTGTTTTTCTTCTTCGACTGGTGCGTCGGTAGCTTGCGGCCAGACTGTACGAGTTCAGCGTTCCTTTGCGCTTGAGCGAGGTCGTCGACACGCCGCATCTCGTGATAGTCAACGTCAGCCACGATGCAGTTGAGCCTCACCTCGAGCGAAGTGAAGTTCCTCGCATCGCAGGCGTAAACGCCTTTCTCTAGTTCGCCCCTGCTCACCCATCCGTGGATGAGCACCCTTACGATCTCGTTCCTCATGCTCCTCACCGGAGAGGTCAGCACGTGGAAGTGGGCAGATCTGCCGTTGACTTCCTTTACGACAGGTCCGAACACTCCTGTAGTCTTAGCAGTCGACGTGACGTCAACCAAGATCTGCTTCCTCTTGGATATCTTGACGACCCTCAGATCGTCTGGAGCAGGCCGCTTGAAGTCGTGTTCGTTGCTAGGCGGAAGCACGATCGTCGGCCATCGTTCTTCCATATAGCACCGAACGGCATACTGGCAGATGAATCCAGACACTACGTCGCTCAAGTGCCGGCCGACACCTCGACTGCCAGCCTGCAAGAAGCGCGCTCTACGCTCGGCGTCTCGCATGGCCAAATCTCTGATCTCGCGCGTCACCTCTATCGCGATCGGCTCAGGCTGATCGTTGAACAATCCTGCATCGGCAAACCACCACCGCATGAAGACATACGCCTGAGAATTGCGTCCGAGGCCCCCATACCCTAACTTGCCGGAACATATCGCAGCAGTCCTGATCCTCTCTTCGAGGTTCTGGAGGTTCTTGTATTTGCCGTCGATGTACTTTCCCTGCACGCCCCATTCTTTCCAGACGATCAGCGCAAGCTCGCGAGGCTTCATCGGATGCTTCGCCATCATCAGCGCTCGCTCTACGATCGAGACAAACTCATTTCGCTCTGGAAACACGACGTTGAAGTTTTCGCTGTTCATCTCGACACCGGCTTCATAGTTCGCATGAACGCGCGCATCGAGTCGACGTTCGCAGGGTCGTTGAACCACCTGTTCACGCGCGACGGGTGAGGCACGACGAAGACCATGATGCACTTCCCGATCCGCGCTCGCCTGAAATAGTCCGTCTTGACTCCGAATGCTGAGGCCACGCGACGACCGAGCAGGATCACTACGCGACCCCACGGCAGTCGCGCTGCGATCCGCTCAGCCTGCACCTTGGCCTCGGCGAGAGGGAACCTCGATCCCTTCCCTGCGGACCCTGGCCACTCGCGCAGCAGGTTCACGCACGTGAACGTCCGTTTGAAGTCTCGCAACGACACGCCGTAGAAGTCGGCGAGGCGTTGGCCGCAGTCGCCCGCGAGAGGTGGGCCACCACGACGACCGGGCGCTTCGCCGACGACGAGAGGCTTCATCGGATCTTCAACCCTCGCGTGCCGGCAGGTAGCAGTGGCAGCAGGTCGCCGTATGTCGTCTGAGGCGCCAAGGCGATCTTCCGCCACAGCGTCTCAGTCTCTTCGAGGAAGCGTGCCTCAGACGCGAGGTTTCGCCAGACGTTGCTCTGGCGAGAGTGGTGCACGAGCGGACCTGCAAGGTTGAAGCAGTAGCCGCGGCGATACGCTTCCTTCTGGAACAGCCATCCCATCCAGATGTCGTCGAAGCGATCGACCTCGATGAACTGGCACCACGGAAACCACTCGGCAGGCCTGAAGGCGAGGTTCATGCCGCAGAGTGGGAAGTAGCGACCGAAGACCGTCTCGCGCCGGAAGGTCATCGGCTCCTGCAGCGCCAACTGCCTGACGGCGCAGTAGTCCGGCACGTTCGTCCAGAAACCCATGCTCGCCGCGACCGGCATAAGCACGTGGAAGTTCTCGTGGTAGTACGGCGTGCCGCGCGAGGCTGGTGCCGTCACCTGATCGTACAGCTTGACATGCTGCGGCGTCAACGCGACGACGTGCTGCTGCATGAGGTGTTCGAGCGTCGGCGCTTCTTCCGACGGATAGCAGTCTCCGTCCAGCACGACGACGACGTCGGCTCCTGCATCGACCGCGGCACCGATGCCGGCGTTCTTCGTCGCGCCGCAGCCGTCCTTGTGCTTGTCCTGCTGGAAGTGCAGGAACGACGGCAGCGCGCTGTACTTCGACAGGCCCCACGCGCCCAAGAAGGCGTCGCGTTCGAGTTGCGTCACCCACGGGACGACGGCGACGGCCTTCATCGTTTGCTCTCCATCTCGGTCAACATCTCCTTGAGCATTGGGTGCGTGACCTCGCCGACGGCCTTCAGCCGCATGCCGTGCTCGTCTGGACCGTCGGGAATCTCGAGCCCAGGCTTCCGCTTGAGCGGCGTGTCGAAGTGCTTCCAGTCGTGCCGAATCATGTGCTGCGGCCTGCCGTGGCGGCGGATCACCGACACCGTGCCAGGCCACATGCTCTCGAGCTGACGCGCCATCTTCAGGCGACCGTCCGAGACGTAGATGCTGGTCTGTCCGCCCTTGTCCGTCATCGTCTCTGGCGTCGAGATCATGAACGCGTTGAACAGGACCGTGCACCAGCCGTCGGCGAGCACCTGCAAGGTCATGTCGGTATCCTCGTTGTAGCGTCGCCGCCACTCGTTCGGCAGCGAGTTGAGCACGAGGAAGCAGGTGTAGCACCGCGCGTTGAGGTAGAACGGCGGCACGGAGATCCGCTTCGTGCCGTAGGTCGACGGGATGAAGAATTCGCTGTTGAGGCTCGCCAGCGCGACGTTCTCGTAGCGATCGACGAACGTCTCAGCCAGCGCCAGCGCCGCGCTCGCCGCGATGGGCAGACGATGGCCGTTGTACATCCGCGTCATGAACTTGATGTCGTCGTCGAACTGCCAGTGCCGCGCGTGACCTTCCGCCGTCGCGTGGCGCTTGATCCAGTTCCGCGAGTAGACGAGGCCTTTCCCGTCTTCCGGTAGGACCAACAGGCAGTGCTCGTACTTCGGCGCATAGTGCTCGACCTGGCTCGGCTCCACGACGATGCGATACGGCACGTTGCCCCTGTCGAAGACGCGGCACGTCAGCATGTTGGCCGCGCGGCCCTTCGACGGGATGTAGACGGGATACTTCGGCCGCAGTCGATCAGACGGCGGCGGGTTCGGGCTTGGCGTCTGGCTTGACATCGAGATCCTCGTCAGTGAAAAGCACCTGCTGTTGCCGCGCCATGCGAGGCACGAACGGCCACCACGCCGACCAGACCTTGCCGTTGGTGGAGCGCTTCGAGATCTTGATCTCGAACTGCTTGACGAACTGCGCCCGCGCATCGGGGTCGCGGAACATCATCGAAAGCAAGAGCTGTTGCGAGCCTTCGTCGTAGGCCGGCATGCCGACCCACTCTGCGGCTTCGTTCTTGTCGCGGACCTCCTCGATCGGACGACTCACAAACACGAGCGCCGACAAGCTCTGCGCGTCGAAGCCCGTGCCGGCGAGGTCTTCGACGAGGTCTTTCAGCACGCCCGTCAACGTGCGATCGTCGACTTCCGCGAGGCGGCTGATCTCGTTGTCGCCGGTGAGGATCTTGAGCGCGCGCGGATCCTCCGGATCGAGGTCTGTGCGGAAGACCGGCACCAAGTCAGGGCCGAGCAGACCCATGCTTTGAATCGCCTGCACGACGCCGTGCCCGGCGAGGATCGTGTAGTCCTTTGCCACGACGACGTTGCGATAGATGCCGTGCTCGGCGATGCTCTTGACGATGTGGTCGATCTGCTCCTGCGGGTGGATCTTGTAGTTGCGCGGATGCGGCTTCAGCTTACTGACGGGAACGCGTTCGACCTTCCCCTTCGGAGCGAATTCGTCGCTCTGAGGAGGAGCTTTCTTCGTCATCGTTTGTCCTTTCCGCGGTTGGCACGCTCCGCGACGGCCATGATGGGCTTCGTGATGACGGCCCTGATGTAGCGCAGGGCGAGCGCATCCGTCACGCCGCCGGGTCGACAGATCTGGTTGGCCCTCAACGCAGCCGCAATGCGCTGCGACGAGGCTTCGAGGCGCGGCAGGCCTGCAGCTACCAGCCACTCGTGTTCGTTGCCGCGGCACGTCACCCACGCGACGGCGAGTCTCCGCGCGATCGGATCTTCGAGGAAGACAAGCGCCGCGGCATCCATCTCATCGCTCTGCGGCACGTCATCGACTTGAGGCGCATCCTGCGGCGGCGAGAGCGGACGAGCCTGCTCCTGTACAGGCTCGACCTTGTCGCTCTCGGCAGGCTCAGGCACGTCGAAGTTCAACGCGCCGGGTTGACCTGCCTTAGTCGTCACGACAGACGATCGCTCAGGAACTTCACCATCTTGTCGCGCATCGCGATAGTGTCGCTCGGGCTGAGGTTGACGGGCAGGAACATCACGCTCTTCTCGTCCTCGAAGTTGACGCGGACGTAGCGCGACCCGTAGGGCTCGACTCCGACGACCTTGAGCGATCCCGCGGCGGGCAGGTTCGCCGGCGCCGTCACGGTCCGCGACCCTGCGCCGTCGTGCGACGGCTTCTTCTTCTCGGCCTTGGGTGCCTTCGCGGCCTTGGGCGCCTTCGGAGCCTTTGCCGTCTTCAGGGTCGCCTTCTTCGCCGCCTTCGCGCCGGACGCCTTCTTCGTGCGCTTCTTCGCCGTCGGCTGCTTCGCCATGTCTGCTGCTGCTCCTTCTGTCTCCGAGGTTGCCTTCGCGTAGTCGGCGCCGCTGGTCTCGGTATCCGGTTCGATCTCGGTGCCTGCCGTCTCGTTCCCTGCGCTCTCGTCCTCGGTCATTGAACCACTCCTTCTTTCGCTACGACGCACCGTGCGCCGGTCCTTCGCCATCTCGTCGAGCTGCCGCTGGAAGTCCTGAGCCAAGCGACTCACGCAGCCTCCTTCTCCTTCTACTTTCGCTCGCGCCGCACGACGGCCTTGCAGGCACGACCTTCGCCTTGCAGACGCTCCATCAGTTCGTTCTGGTCGCTGATATCGTTGGCGGAAACGAGCACCCAGAACTTCTCGGCCGGCAGGTCTTCGCCTTCCTTCATCGCCTTGCGCATGCGCGCGACGGTCCACGCGTGGTCTTCTTCGTCGGCCGCCGCCAGCTTCAACCACTGGCGCTGCTTCACAGGAGTCAAGGCGGCGACGAGCAGGTGGTGCGAGACGCCGAGACGATCCATCCTGCGATCGGCCGAGGCGATGCGGGATGCGAGCCAGCGATAGACGGAGATGGTCTTGAGGCTCCAGCCGGAGCTTTCGTCGAGCACCTGCGAGGCCTTTTCGTCGAAGTGCGTCTCGCCCCAGATGATGCCGTCACCGAGCGCGAACGGCGCCGCCTTCTCGGCCACGCGGAGTCGGTTCATCGTCGACTCCCAGGACTCGAACTTCGGCGTGCCTTGAATGATGAGGCCGTTCGCCGTCGCCTTGAACCCTTTGCCGATCACGACGGCATCGGTCGGGCTGACGACGCTCGCGATCGTCTGCCCGATCGCCAGTGCGCGTCTCTGCTGCTGCTTCTTCGCCATGCCTGCTACTCCGATGGTGGAATTCTAGTAAACGAACCGCGTGAACGTAAACAGCTTACTCGCTAGGCGTCATCTCCGTCGAACACTTCTGCATCGTCGAAGTCAAAATCGAAGTCGCCTGCGCCGTCGCGCGCCAACGCGGCGCGAGAGATGGTGCTCGACAACTCAGGCTCGACGTAGACGATGCTGCCCATCTCGTAGCGCAGTGGTCCGTCGCAGCCGCGCGCAGGATCGACCGCATCGATCTGCAGCCGCCGATCACCCGATCCTTTGTCGTAGGCATGGTGATGGCCACCGGCAGGTCCACCGCACAGCATCAACGAACCTTCCGACGTGTGGCGTTCCTCTGGATCCATACCGCGCGTCGCCGAGCGACGATGCGAACCGAAGTGCGCCCACTCGCTCACCGCCGTGCATGGTCCGAACGGTCCGCCGAGCAGGCGACACGACCCGTCGCGTTCTGCGACTGCTGCGCGCACGTCCTTGATGACGGCGACTTCACGCCTCCGACGGCGTGCCTTCGCCCGCTTGCGAGGCTCCGGCTTGGCTAATTGATTACTAATCCTGGCCATCTGGACCTGCTGGTGGCGGCAGAGCAGGTGCCGAGCCTTCGAGCGTGCGCTGCTGAATGACCTCGACCTTCCCCGAGGCCAGCAACCGGCCCAGGACAGCCGCTGGCGAGTCGGACGCCTTCCCTGAGGCTTCCAGCATGCCAGCCAGCCTCGTCGCGCCAGAAGCCAGCCTACGGCCTCGACGGACCGCATCTCGGTAGGCCGCGAGGAATTCCGCCCTGCGGGCATGCAAGGCCGGCCCTTCCTCGTATTCGCAGTACGCCGCCCACGTCCCGAAGACGACCGTCAGGGCATCAGCAGCGGCAGGGTCTTCCACGAGCAGGCTGGCGTAACAGCCGACGTCTGCAGCAGCCGTCCTGAACGATGCCCACGCGATCAGTCCTGCATCGTCGGGAGATGTCTCGAGAAAGCTCCGCAGGGTCGCTGCGCTCGGAAAGAACTTCTCGGATCGCGCGCATCGCGCGCCGGCCTGATGGAGCTTGTCGAGCGGCAGGTCGCCGAGGATCTTGGCGTAGCTCAAGATCAGCTCTGGATTGAGCTTGCCAGTCGTCGGATAGACCGCCGCGAGGCGGAGCATAAACAGCCCGAAGTCTTCCGTCACCTTCCCGCGCGCATCGAGGTGCAGGCTCACGGCGAGGTTACCGCCGCCACCTAAGTTCGCGATCGAGCGGCGGCCACGACCTGTCGTCAGCTGCCGACGGCACCTGCGGCGGACGATACCAGTCCGTCCACTGCTCCTTGAACCCGTCCGAACGCCATGCTGGACGCAGGCGGTGCACGGCGCACGTCGTCGTGAAGTGCCGCTCGATTGCCGCGCGAGCGTGACGATGCGTCAAGAAGATCGGCTCGCAGTCACCAAGGATGACGTGAAAAGAACCGCTGTCGTCTTTCACGATCCCTGCGACCTTCTCAGGAATCAGTTCGGGCTTCGGAACAGCCAGCGCGACGCACCTTCCTGCGCTACACGTTCGCACGTTCGCCGCCTTTCTGCTGCTGACCTTCAAGTGCGTCGAGGTCCGCACGCTTGACCTCGACGACAGCCTCGACGAAGGCGGAGCCGTCGGCCATGCGCCAGACGGCTCCGAAGACCGGGATGCTGAAGCCGTCGCGCTGATAGATCTGCGCGGCGGCGTCCCTGAACCTCTCGTCGATGTTCCTGTCCATCTTTCAGCGCCTGACTGGCATCATCACGTTCACGTGCTCGACGGCTGCGCCGACAGGCCGCATCACGAGCGGCGAGCCTTCGTCGACGACGCTGAGCTCGACGGCCTGCGTCCCTGACGCATCGAGGAAGTCCAGCACGAAGCCACCGTTGACGGCGAGCGACGTGGCCAGCTTCTTCACGCCGTCGCCGTACTTGAGCGGCAGGTCTTCGCTCGCGTCGCCGAACTGCTGACTGCTCGACGTCACCGACAGCGTGCCGTTGTTGAAGGTGAAGTCGATCGTCCGCGACCGCGCGCCGTCGGACATCAGCATGATACGACGGATGATCGCTTCGAGGGAATCTTTCTCCACGGTCGGACCTGCGTCGCGTGACGGCACGATGCGACGCCACGCGGGGAACTGACCTGCCGGAAGCGTCTGCACGAGGCATCGGCCGTCGGCCTCGAAGAACAGGTGGCTCGCGCCGAGCGTGCAGTCCACTTCGCCCTCGCCGTCAAGCATGGCGATGAGCTCGTCGACGATGTCGTTCTGGACGATGGTGAGGATCGGGTCTTTCGGGCCTGCGAACCCGACGGCACTCGTCGAGAGCCGATGCGAGTCGGTCGAGGCGCAGGTGATGGAGTCGTTGGTGATCTCGAGCCGCACGCCGTCGAGGAAGTAGCGCTGATCCTGCTTCGCGGTGGCGTAGCGCGTGCGCTCCAACAGGTCTTTCAGCGTCGCGCGCGGCAGCACGGCCGACAGGCCGTCAGGCTCCGGCAACGACGGAAAGTCTGCCGCGGGCAGCGACTGGAGACGGCCGCGGTAGCCGCCGCAGGTCAACGTCGCCGACGCACCGTCGTGCACGATCTTCAGGTCGGCTTCGGCCGGCAGGGTCTTAACGATCTCGTAGAGCTTCCGCGCCGGCATCACGCAGGAACCTGGCCGCACGACCTTAGCGTGGCACTGCGACTTCAGCGCCGTCACGGTGTCCGTCACGCCGAACGCGATCGTCTGGTCGTCGAGCGTCGCCACACTGACGTGCGTGAGGATAGGAATCGTCGACTTGCGGTTCGCGATGCGCTGCCCGAATTCCAGTTCCTTCACCATCAGCGACGGCTTCACGTTGAATTCGATCATCCTACTTCTCCTTCTCCTGCCAAGAGGCTCAACTGCTTTTCACTCACGCGAAGACATTCTTCGACGACCTTGGGCTGACCTTCGGCGGTAGCCAACCGCTCTGCGGCTGCGCGCGAACGAGGCCGCAGCGCCTCCTGATGTTCGCGCACGGCCGATGCAACGGCGCCGCGCACGAATTCGCGGACCTGCTTCCGCGTCGCGCGACCCTTCGATCCGAAGTACTTCGCGACAACGAACCGCAGGCGCGCGTCGGCGTCCAGCGTCACGCGGACCTTCATTGGCCCATCGCCCTTCGCACGGCGTCGAGGTTCCCGCGCGTCCTATCGTCCGGCACGCCGCGGCGGAGCAGGAGCTTCGGCGCAGCGAACCACAGCGCGCCGACGTCCTGATTCGAGTTGATCACTTGGTGCATGAGGTAAGCGGATCCGAAGAAGTCTTCGATCAGCCGCCTGACGGTCACCTCACCCCACGACTCGATCATGCGCTTCATCAGCGTCATGTCCTTCGCGCCTTCGATGCGCGGCAGCACGAGCTTCGCCTTGAGGTCGTCGTACTTGCCAGAGTGCCGCTCGGACGGCTTGATGGCCAACCATTCGTCGACGAGGTTCGCTGGATTGTGTCGGCGCATGAAGGCTTCGTAGAACGTATCGAGGCACCGCTTGGCTGATTCGCCGCGCGCCTTCTTCTGCTCGGCCTGCTCGCTGCGCTTCATCGCGTCGCCTTTGCTCTGAGGCTGCCTTCGTCGAAGGCTTCGAGGCCTGGATAGTCGAACGTGGTCTTCGCGCCGACGGCGTGCTTGTTCACGACGGACCAATTGATGTCGATGAAGGCGAGCGGCGCGCGACTGTTCCTGATGCCGTCGAGCAGCTGCATGACCTGCTCCTGCTGCGCCGCGTTCATCTCCGGCACGCTCGGATTGGGTTCTTCGCCAGGTTCCGTGCCTCTGATGCGTCCTTTCCACTTCTGCGCCTTCGACGAGTTGCCCAGACTTGGCAGCGGCATCGTCGCTACCGGCGGAGCCGTCGCCGTCTTCGCCTGCTCTCTGAGTGCCGTCACCGTCGCCTTCGGCGCGCCACGTTCCTTCGCTTCGCGCGCGGCACGCGCGGCTGCCTCTCGCGCCTGTCGGTCAGCTTCTTCCTGCGCCCTGCGTTGCGCTGCGTTCGCTTCCTGTTCGAGGCGACGCTGTTCCAAGATGATTCGACTCGACAGCGACGTCACAGCCGCGTCGGCGGCACTGGTGAAGTCGCTGCGCAGCTTCGTCAGGCGCTTGTGCAGTTGATTGGCGAGCGAGACAGGCTCGACGAAGCAGGCCTCGATGTCAGCAACGGCCTTCCGCAGTTCGGCCAGCTTACCGTCGGCGAAGCGCAGGTTCATCGTGCCGCTGACGTCGAGCTTCAAGGCCTGCGCGGCGAGGCTGTTCGCGTGGTCCTTCATGGCCACGTCAGGCAGGAACATCAACAGCGTCTTGAGCGGAAAGTCTGGAGGCAGCGCCTGCAAGATCTGGCTCGACTTCGCCAGCATCAGCAGGCGTTCGTTCGGAGGGTCAACTGGTGCGTCTGGTTCGATCTCCAGCGACTCAAAGTCGTTCATGCTGTCACCTTCCTTCGTCGGCCGGCCTGCTCGCGGTAGACAGTGAGGCAGGCGAGGAACTTGCCGCGATCGAGCCAGGCATCGGGACGCGCAGAGTAGTTGAGGATGCGATACGGAACGGTGAGGCGAGGCGTCAACCAGATCGACCAGCGCTCGTCGACGATCAGCTCAGGGTGCGTCGCTGAGAGCGCCAACTCGTAGGCAGCCGTCTGGACGTGGGCAGCCGCAGCCTCGGGATCTCCTGTCTTCAAGTCGCCGAGGATCGTCTTAGCATCAGCGCGCCTGAACAGTCCGTCCATGATGCCGCAGAACTGATGGACAGGATGAAAGAGGAACCGCTCGCGGGCGTGCAGGATTGGTGAGAGGTTGAGGTCGGCCTTGCAGCGTTCCCACGCGTTGACGTACGGCAGGATACGAGGGTCGACGAGATCCCACGCGAGCTCACCGTCGTCGAGCGCGTGGCAGTCTGCGTGCACTGCCTCGCCGCGATGCGTCGACAGTTCGACGGCATCAGACGTTCTCTGATTGAAGCTGGCGATGCGGGTGAAGTCAGTCTTCAATCCGACAGCTTCGAGGATGGCCGTCACGTGCGGCACGCTCGACCCGTCAGGCAGGGTCGAGGTGTGCGTCTCTCGGTCGAATCGAACGTCGGCGGCAGTCCACTGCAAACGCCCCTGCGCCGCCGTGGTGCTACTTCGTTTCCGCGGTGGCACTGGTGTTCTTCTTCAGGAGAATCTCGTCGATGATCGGCGCGTACTTCTTCGGATCGGACGACGGCGACGCGCGCAGCTCGATCGTCGCGTCGACGGCCTTGAAACCTCTCAAGGCCTGCACCAGTTCGGCAGTCTTCGCCGCAGCAACGTAGCCGGTCGACAGGCGGACGAGCGCGCGCTCTTCGCTGGCAACTTCGAGGGACTTGATCTTGCCGATCGGAGACTTGATATCACCTTCAGCTGGTGACTGCTCCTGCCTCTGACGCGGCGCTGATCGCGGAGGCGCAGGCGGCGTCGCCGTCGCTGCGGCACCGTCGTCGTCGTACTCGGGTGCCACGCCGAGGATCGCCATGAGCGCATAGCGACGACCGTACGTGATGGCCGATCCAACAGAGCGCGCATCCGACCCTTCGCTCTGCACGAGCAGGTCCGAGAACATGAACTGACCGCTCTTGTGCGCGAGCATCGTCCTGACGAGCACGGACCCTTGACGTGCATAGGGAATCTGCGTGATCGCGATGCCGGCTGCCGAGAGGTGCGGTCGCACGGCCTGCAGCACCTCGTCAAGGGGCGCGTAGTCGTACTCGTAGTCGGCCTTCGCGCTCTTGATGCGTGCGTTCAAGGTTCGCTCGATCGTGCCGAACTTCCCCTGCGCCTCGGCCAGCGCGCCCATCAGCTCGCCTATCTCTGGAGACATCTTCATCAGCGCCACACGCTCGATGCCTTCGGGCGCCTGATTCAGCGGCTTCACGAGGGACGTACGCGGTCCACGCTCCTGCGGCGGCTGCTGCACCAGCTCAGCAGGATGATCCGGCTCGAAGTCAACAGGCTGATTGTCGGTAGTCGTGGTGGTCTCGTTGTTCACGGTCGGCTCCGATTGTTGGCGCGCCCAACTGCGCGGCTTCGTCAGTAGACAGCTTGCGGAAAGACTTCAGTGGTGCCGACTTGATGACGTTGTGGTAGAGGAACGATCCCTTAGACTCGGCGGAGATCAAGCCTTCGACGACGTGGGACGGCACGTCGTCGTAACGATAGACGCCGCCACCCCTGAACTGCACGACGAGGCCTGCGCCGTCGCGGGCGAAAGCTGAGACGTTCGACGAAGCGCAGGTCAACCACGTCATCGACGTTTCCTAAGCCACGGATTCGTTCGCAGGTGCTTGCCGCGCTTCACGATCCGCAGGTCAACCTCGATCGTTGTTCCAGTCGGCAATGGATCGGAGCCGAGCACGTGCGACAACGGAAGACCGTAGAGCGCATTCGTCTCTTCGGAGCCATCCTTCCACTCGTAGGCAACCATGCCGTACGTGCCAGACGTCACGCCGAACATGCACTGTTTGACTCTGACGACGACGTGGACTCCGCCTGGTCTCCGAACGACACCGTCCCGCCAGCTTGCCTGAGCAGGTGCTCGACGACGTCGCCCCAACTCCTGCCGGTGCGCGCCTTGGCGGCTTCGAGGATCTGCTTCGCGAACGGCGTCACCGCGATCGACGTGACGACCTTTCCGCGATACACGATCTTCGGAACGTCGCGGCGAGGCTGCCGGACGCGGCGAGGCCTTCGCAGCGGTGCTCGCCGCAGTCGCATGTACTGAGCCCACGCGCTGCGGCAGCGCGGACACTTGCATCCTCGACTGTAGTTCTGTGCGGTGCCGTGCTTTGCGTCCATCGGTCATCGGTCGCTTTCCTTGGCCACTTCAGATTCTAATAGCTCTGAAGCGTTCACGTAAAGTGTCCGGCTTACTCCTTGACGACGACGAGCTTCCCGTCGAGCGCAATCGCGCGCCTGAACAGACCTGCCGCCACGTCGGCCTTCACGCTGGCCACGATGTCGGCACGCACGTCGTCGTCGAGCTCGACTTCGATCAAGTAATACCTGACGTAGTTATGAGGAAACTCATGATCGTCAGCGGCGGCAACGAACGGAGCATCTGAGGTATTGGGCAGGCCGTTGGGATCAAACTCATTAACTGGTAGATCGCCTGACGGTGGATGGCCTAGCGCCTCATTGCGATTCGCGGTCGGCTGCGATCTCATTCGCCCTGCACGTCGCCTTGACGACGTGCGCCGTCGCCTTCGCCTGATCGATGAACGCGCGGACGGGCCACGTCGAGCGGTCCGAGTATTCGCCTTCAGATCCCATCACCACGTAGAGCGTCGTCACGATCTACTCCT